TAACTACGGTGCATCCTCTGCCACAGGTAACTGCGGTGCATCCTCTGCCACAGGTTACAAAGGTGCATCCTCTGCCAACGATTCCGAGAGCGTTGCGGTTGCATGGGGATACAAAGGGAAAGCAATGGGTGTCATTGGTTCCCATATCGTTCTTGCTGAATGGAAATATATTGGCAGGAAAGAGGATGACAGATACGACAGAGCAGAGCAGGAAGCATGGGAGTTTGTCGGTGCGAAGATGTTCCGGGTAGACGGTGAAAAAGTGAAGCCGGATACATGGTACAGATTGGAAAATGGTGAACTTGTGGAGGTGGAGAATGCAGATTAAGAAAGAGACAGTCATTTCTGTTCTGACAACAAGCGGAGAAACAATCAATGCCGGTGACACCGTGATATTCAATTTTGATGACAAGTGTTGCGTGGGTGTGTACCTGGGACTTTCAGACCGTGGAGCCTTGAAATTCAAAGGTAAGATTGCCGATACGGATGTGACATTCCATGTGATGCCTAGAAGCATCAAGGAGATTTACAAAGCTGATGTGACAGTGCATCAGGGAGTTGCAAGTTGATTTATGAATGAGCCGGAAAGTGAGGAAGAATAATATGGAAAAACATAAATTTAAGGTTGGAGACAGATACAAAAGCGGATATTTTGCAGACAATGATGCAGTAATTGAAATCACAGAAATCAGTGGTGGCACTGTTTTTTACAAAGATGTAGTTGGGGAAAGCATTGGTTTAAAACATTTCCAAATAGGTTCTATATTCTCTGCCGCTTTAGAAAAAGTAGACACAACTATTGTCATCTACCGCAAGGACAACAAAGTGATTGCGCTGGACAAGTCCACTGGCGAGAAAGCAGAAGCTAACTGCAATCCGGCTGATGAATTTGATTTCCGTACTGGTGCAAAGTTGGCTTTTAATCGGCTGATGGGCGAAGATGTGAAGCCTGATAACGGTGTTCGTGAGGTTAAGAGAAAAGCTAAAGTCGGTGAGTACATCAAGATTGTTGATGCGATGCCTTGGATGATTCCCTACAAAAACGGAGATATTTTCAAAGTAAATTGCGTTACGACATCAGGATGTATTTGCAAAAAATCTGAGGAAAATGTTGGTTTATGGCACAGAGAGTACGTTGTCCTTGAACACTACAAACCGGAAGAAAAAGCGCAGGAAGAGAATGAAAATGAAATCCATGTCGGTGACATGGTAGAGGTAGCACGAAGCGGTGGTTGTTATTCAACGTACGATACATGGAGTGGACTTGGAAGTTATAGGCAAAATTTTGTTAAGGGAGGTTTTGTTGAAGACGGAATGGTTGCAAAGGTTTTGAACATTGCGAAGCATGACAGGCTGCATAATTTTTGCCTTGCGCTTATTCAGAATCCAAAGACAAGCCAGGTATTCATCATCAAAATTGACGACATCAAAAAGGTAGAAAGGTAGGTAGAAACATGGCAGACGAAAAGAAACAGGAAAACACAGGAATTGTGGAATACGAATCAAATGGGGAAATTGTAAAAATTTCCCCAACAACGGTAAGAAAGTACCTTGTAAGCGGTGGTGGAAACGTATCGGATCAGGAAGTAATGATGTTTATGTCTCTTTGCAGATATCAGCATCTTAATCCTTTTTTGAAAGAAGCTTACTTAATTAAGTTTGGAAACAATGATCCTGCTACGATTGTTACCGGAAAAGATGTTTTTACAAAAAGAGCCGATGCAAATCCGAATTATGCAGGAAAAAAAGCAGGAATTATTGTTCAGAAGAAAGATGGCTCCGTTGAAGAAAGAGAAGGTTCTTTTGTCCTTAAGGACGAATCTATTGTAGGAGGTTGGGCTAAAGTGTTTATCAAAGGAAGAGAGACACCGGAGTACCAGTCAGTATCTTTCGATGAATATGTTGGAAGAAAAAAAGATGGAACAATCAACGGTCAATGGTCTAAAAAGCCTGCAACAATGATAAGAAAAGTTGCTGTTGTACAGGCATTAAGAGAAGCTTTTCCGGATAAATTCCAAGGTTTGTATGCGCAGGAAGAATTTCCTGATGTTTCCGATGTGAAACTTGATGTGGAAAAAGTTGTGGCAGAAGAGGTACAGGCAAATGCAAACACTATTGAGTTTCCTGACGCAAAATTTGAGGAAGTACCGCAGACCGCAGAGACGGACATTGCCAGCGCAGAGACACCGGATTGCTTTAAGTAGAGGTTGAATAATATGTATACAGATATGTATAGAGTTTTAAAAGAAGGACAGTGTGGAGATTTCCGAATTGAAAAATTTGAAATAACTCCTAATAATTTGTATGCGGTTATTCATGGAATTAGTGTTGGAAAATATGTACGTCTTTTACATAAAAATGAAGTTGTAATGTCTGACACATATATGGAAAAGCGTACAAATTCCAAATTTGTCATAAACGCTCATGGCAATGTTCTTATTGGTGGTCTTGGAATTGGAATGATTCTTTTGGCAATACAAGATAAAAGTAATGTTGAAAGGATTATTGTTGTTGAGAAATCAGAAGAAGTTATAGCTTTAGTAAAAGATCAACTTCCATTGAATAATAAGGTTGAAATTGTAAATGAAGATGTATGGGAATATATGCCATCTTGTAAATTTAATACTATTTATATGGATATATGGAACTATATAAATACAGATGTTTACAAAGATTCTATGAAGCCACTGATTTCAAAATATAGAAAATATCTTGTATCAAAGGAAGAGGACGAAGAAAGATTTATTGATTGTTGGTGCCGTTTGGAAGCAAAGAAAGGAAAAGCAATATGAAGCTAAAATGTTTAGGTTCCGGTTCTTCCGGTAACTGCTATCTTCTAACGGCAGATAACGGTGAAACGCTTTTACTGGATGCAGGACTTCCCATCATGGACATAAAACGTGGTCTTAACTGGAATATTAAGTGTGTTGTGGGTGCGATATGCACCCATACGCACAAAGACCACTCATTATCCGTATCAGACCTTGAACACATTGGAATACCAGTATTTAAGCCATATGATAGTTTAGAACCTATGGAAATATGCTTTACTGGTGGAAAAATAATGGCATTTGATCTTACGACACTGGATGGTAAGTGGACACATACCAACGCTGATGGTTCAGAATGCCCTTGTTATGGATTCCTGATTACTCACCCGGAAATGGGAAAATTGCTTTATGTAACTGACACGGAATTTGTTAAGTGGCGGTTCCATGAATTAAACCACATCCTTATTTCATGTAACTATCAGAAGAAGTACATTACAGAGTATTCCAACGATGCTAAGAAATCCCATGTGTACCGTGGTCATATGGAACTGGAAACGGTAAAAGAATTTGTCATTGCGAACAAATCAGATGCCCTGCAGAACGTCATATTGTGCCATTTAAGCCGTGATAATTCTGATGCCAAAGAATGTGTCACAGAGGTAAAAAAGATTGATCCATTGGCGAATGTGGACTATGCGGCAGCAGGCAAGGAATGGATTTTACAGAATGGAAAGGAGTGTCCGTTTTGAGTGGTGGAAGTTTTGGTTATTTGTGCTACAAGGATGTCAATGAGCTAATGGAGCCGTCAAGTATCTCCAACCTTGAAATTATGGTGCAACACTTACAGTTGTACGGTTACGAGGACATAGCACGAGATACACAGCGGTTGATTGAGTATATCCGGTCGGCAAGTATCAGAATTGAGGTTTTGAGCGAGAATCTTAACGGTGTTTTTCATGCGGTAGAGTGGTATGAGAGCGCAGATACTGGCAGAGAGACCATGATTGCAGAACTGGAAAAGTACAGAAATGGTGGTGCGAATGGCTGACACATTTTATAGACCACTTACACCACAATTAAGAAGTGAAATAATGCAGAGCATTGATTCTAACATATCCGAACTGAATACCTGTAAAAACAATGCTTTAGTCAATATGCAAAAGACAGGATATGGGGCATTGAGAAATATTATAAATGCCTTGCCGGACGGATATTTGATTCCATTTGAAAGGCGGTGATGTGGTTGGCTGATTGGAAGAATATAGCAAAAGCAAAATCCATAGATAGAAAGAATCGTGAAAGAATACTGGCGGTTAATCCACACGTGGACGATGGAAGTGGAATTTACTTTCTGACAAGAACAGACGAGGATGGTTTTCGTTTTGCGTATGTGGGACAGGCGGTACACCTACTACAAAGACTGGCAGGGCATCTTAACGGATACCAACACATTGATTTATCTCTTAAAAGTCACGGATTATATTCTGTGGAAAATATATACGGTTGGAAAATCGGATTCCTAAATTATCCGGTAGAAGAACTGGACAAGTGGGAGCAGTACTGGATTAAACGTTATGCAGACGAGGGTTACCAACTTCGCAACAAGACAGCCGGTGGTCAAGGTGATGGAAAGAAGCAGATCGCAGAGTACCGACCGGGAAAAGGTTACCGTGATGGACTGGCACAAGGCAAAATCAACCTTGCAAGGGAACTGGCGAACATTGCCGACAAGCATCTGGTCATCAGTTTGAAGCCTGAGAAGCAGAACAATTCCGTGTCGCAAAGACAATTTGTTCGGTTTATGGAACTTTTGCATGGAGAAAAGGATGGTGAAAGTAATGAATAAAACAGACTATGAAGTACTTTTACAATACGTTGAAGAAACTGACAAGGAGTTTTATGAATCTCTTTCTACTCAAAAACAAATTATGTATCTTTGCTATCAATATGGAACTGAATCTTTTAAAAAATACTTATTTAAGTATAGATTTCAGCAAGCCTGCAATAAATTAAAGGAGTTTTTCAGAAAATGGTGAAATACGAAGGTGAATGCTGCGGATGTGCAACTGAAGCTTATCCATGTCTCGGCAATAGGTGCCCGAACATAAATGTGAAACATTTGTATTGCGATGATTGTAAGGAAGAGGTAGAGGAACTTTACGAGTTTGACGGTGTACAGTTTTGTAAGGAATGCCTGTTAAAGCAATTTGAGAAGATTACATGAGCGAAAAAAATTACGATTGTAGCTGTTGGAATGAGTACCCAAACACAATGCACTCAATCAACGGACGTACTCACAAACCGTATCAAAGTGGTAGATGGAAATGTGTTGATTGCTACGAATATGTAGGAAAATCAGAATACGGTGCTACTCATTGCAAAAGGAAAGAGCCAGAACTTGAAAAGAGGTGATACATAAAATGCCAAAACGATATGACAATCCGCAGGATATTTTGAAAATCATGCGGCAGACAGAACTTTTGAAGCAGTCTGCGGAGAGAAGTCCATTCACCGGAATACTGACACTGTTTTGCTATACCTTGTGGAAAGACTACAAGTACTCACAGACGAGACTTTCCGACTTCTGCGGTAAATTCACCGAGTACAACGAAAAGTACGAGAATGAGCCTTATACGGAGTTACAGAGCAGACTTAACGATTTTGCAGACTGGACGATTGAGTACAAGGAATTTACCGAAGCTGATTATCCACATTACAAGTCGGTTGTAGCGCAGAAATGCATCAGGGAACAGGTCAGATGTAACAACCTTATCAATGAGTTGTCCACAAGGTACATTCTATATGGAATGGTAATTCTTATGGAAGATGGATTCGGTAAGAAGAAGCTGACGAATTTCAAGGATAAGTTTTCTGACCACATGGACAAAGCCGGAGACAAGTGCAACGGAAAGGATTTCATGGACTTGTGGAGAGAACTGGTGGAAAACACCGGAATCTATATTGAGAAGCCTATTGTTAAGTAAGGAGTTCTAAATGGCAGAAAAACGAATGTTCAGCGCAAAAATAATTGAGAGTGATGCTTTTTTGGATATTCCTGCTACGGCTCAAATGCTTTATTTCCATATCTGTATGAACGCTGATGATGACGGATTTGTAAACAACCCACGTAAAATCATAAGGATGTGCGGTGCTTCTGATGATGATTTGAAAGCATTGATAGACAGCAGATTCCTTTTATCTTTCGATAGCGGAGTTGTATTGGTAAAACATTGGCGCATCCACAATTATATTCCGCCGGATCGTTACAAGCCGTCATGCTATGTGGATGAAAAAAGCAAAATAGGTGTGAAACTAAACGGATCATACACTACAGACCCTAAAAAGATGGTTTCCCCAGTAGAGGGAAATCCAAAGAAAAATTGCTACGACAAAGAAATCAAACTTGATAAGAGGTGATATAGATGCAGATGACAGGTTATGAATTGTTGGCGAATTATGAAAAAGCAGAGGACAAGGACAAACAGATTCTGATTCTTGCGGATTTGAACCACATCCCGGTTGACATGGTGTGTTTCGTGATTGACAACAGCGAGAAATTCGATGTTTCAGAAACACCATTGTCCGCAGAAGAATTTGCAAAGTGGTGTGAGACGGAACTTGACCGTGTGGATGCTCATATCCATGCACAGGAAAAATATTACAGAGAAATTTGCAATGTATATGGAATTGCAAGTACATACGGAAAAGGAGTGTAGCTGTATGAGAGAGGGAACAGGAAACTTTCAGAACGGTGACTTACTCTACATGGCTACACATCCGGTTGCTGATGCTATTAGAATCGGACGCACGAAGCCGTATGACTGCAGCTATCCAGTGATGGTGGAGAGACCGAGGATCCCGGAAAGGAGAAGAGATGGAGAGACTGACAGAAAGAACCGCTGATGGAATTTTGGTAAAGGAGAATCACGTTGAAAACGGATTAAGAACATTTTATCAGTGCTTTGCAGAAAAGCCGAATGATAAATATACAAATTGCGATGGAGGATATTGCGCAATAGAGAAGCTTGCCGCATATGAGGATGCCGAGGAACAGGGATTGCTCTTGCGGTTACCATGCAATGAGGTCTGGTTCATCTGTGATAAAGGTACAAAATACGCAACCGTAATGAGCAAAAGTATTAATGATTTAACAGTCTATGAAATTAGAAAAATAGATAAAGATGGAAGATATTGGTCATCCAAGAAAAAAGCCGAAGCTAAGCTTGCAGAAATGGAAGGTGCGGAATGAAGAAAGAAGAAGCTATTTACTGCTTAAAGGCTCAGAGTGAACGGCACTCAGAGGTTTGTGAAGAATGTCCTCTGTACGGGAAAACAGGAGTAGATCATTGCTGTGAGGATGCATTACAGCTAGCAATCACCGCCTTGCAGAATCAGCCGGTGTGGATTCCACTGCCGGAGACGTACCGGGAAAGTGAGGTAGAATATGGCAAATAGGAACACACTGCATAGCAACAAATTGGATGCTTTTCGCAAATGGCTTATCAAAGATGGATGGACGATTGAAGAACCGAAAGGTATATGGGAAGTATTAAGAGCGAAAAAGGCAGGAAGACAGAATCCCTTGATTGTCTATCAAAAAATGAACAAAGAGCATTTAAGCGTGCTGGACAGAGATATTGATGTCATCAAGAGATTTTTGCAAGAAAAGTAGGTAAAAGATGGTGAAATGTAATAATTGCAAGAATTTAGAAACAAAGGATAACGGGTTTGATGCGTACTCATGGTGCGAGAAAATCAACGACTGTCCGCATGAGGACATAGAAAGAGACTGCGAGCACTACGTACCTATGATCAATGCAGACCGGATCAGGAGCATGACGGACGAGGAGTTGGCAATGGCGCTATTATGTGTCCTGCGGAATTTATTAAAAAGTGACAAGGTATGTAAGGATTGTACATTGTCATGGTTACAGAAAGAAAGTGAGGAATGAAGATGCAAGATAGATATTTATTCCGTGGCAAGCGGGCAGGCAACGGGGAATGGGTGATATGGGATGCCATCACTGGAATACCGCATGATTTATATATTCAAGTGAAAACCATCTGCCAGTGCACCGGACTGAAAGACAAGAACGGTACTCTGATTTGGGAGAATGATATTGTAAATGGCAGTATTAAGCGTGGAGCGGCATTTTACAGATGTTTGGTTCTGTGGAATGAGTGCAAGGCAAGATTTGATGTGAGAGCTCAGGGCTGCAATTTCCCAATGACACTTGATGAGTGCACAGATGATATTTCTATGAGTGGTTTTGAATATGAGGTTGTCGGTAACAAGTTTGACAATCCGGAACTGTTGGAGGAGTAGCCATGACGGAGAATGAAGCAATCAAAGAACTTGAGACATCTATTGATTTAGCCAAAATGTGTACACAGAATTACGAGAGAAAAAACGAAATCCAAGGTTACGAGATGGCAATCAAGGCACTAGAAGAGGTACAGAAGTACCGCAAGATAGGCACGGTGGAGGAATGCCGTGAAGCTGTGGAAAAGCAGACAGCAAAGAAACCGGATTACGAGGGAGACGGATTCTCGGACGGACAACTTGTATATGATACATGGATTTGCCCTTGCTGCGGTAAGCATTACGAGGTTGATTGCGACAGATATTATTATTGCCAGAATTGTGGACAGCACATTGATTGGAGTGATGAAGAATGAGTGAAGAACTGAAACAATGCCCGTTCTGCGGCGGGGAAGCAAAAATTAAAGCAGTTACAAAATCTTACAGTTTTACCATTTGGTGCGCATGTAAATGCGGTGCAAGGACAGAGGGATTTTGCCCGGACACAAACAAAGAGGATGACACTATGGAGAATATCGAGGAATGTAAGAAAAGAGCCATAGAAGCATGGAACAGGAGGGCGAACGATGAGACGACTGATTGAAGCGGATGTGTTGAAAAAACATATTGAAGAGGTAATCAAGAAGCAGAACGGGAAAAATACCGATTTGGTGCCAGTGGGTGAACTGATGGTATTTATTGATAGAGAACCGACCGCCTATGACCCGGACAAGGTTTTAGATCAGCTGTTGGATGCATCTTTTGATAGATTTGGCTGTGATACCGGAATGGGCGGTGATTTGGTGGTCAATATGGACGATGCAATCCAGATTGTGAAAGGCGGTGGAGTAGATGCAGAACATTGATTACACCGCCCTGTACGAGCAGAATGCGGACTTCAAACGCTACGTTGATCGATACTGCACCAAGCACAGAATCAGCGTCGCAGAAGCCTTGCAGCACTACCTGGTGCAGATGGCGGGGATACAGTACAAGGAGCAGGCAGAAACGATTGTAAGAAAGGAATGAGAACATGGGAAATAAGCATACATTATCTGATTTATACCAAATGCAAGCCATGCCGTTGTCTGCAAAGATACGTATGACAAAGTATAGAATCGACCAGTTTGTAGACAAGTATGGTGAAGACGGTGTATATCTCTCTTTTAGTGCAGGAAAAGATAGTACTGTTTTAGGACATATAATTAGAAAAGTCTGCGGATACAAAAATATTCCCTTTGTTTTTGCAGATGTCCCAACGCAATATCCAGAATTAAAGCAATTTGCCATGACTTTTGATAATATTGTGATTTTAAAACCTAAAATATCTTTCAGTGAAGTTTGCAAAAAATATGGATTTCCTCTGATTAGCAAAGAAGTATCTGAAAGTGTGTATGGTGCAAAAAAATACTTGACAGAGATTATCGGTCAAATAGAATTTGACAGACAGACAGACAGACAGACAGACAGACAGACAGACAGACAGACAGACAGACAGCAACCGCATTATAAATATTTCTACGAAAAAATCACAGGGACAGGAAAATACAGTAAATTTTCGGATGCCCCCTCTAACACTGGATTAATTTTGGAAGAACACCTAAAAGCAATTAGAGGGGGTACGATAAAAAGCATCATTGAATCAGAGAAACTGGCGAATTTACTAAACAGCCGGATGAAGTCGAAAGCAGGAGGAAGCAATCGAAGGCTTGCAATAATGATAGGGATGCTTACAACCGACAAAGAAAATCCGATAAAGGAGAATCCCACTAGAGAAGAAAAAAGCAGTTTTTCGCAAGAAAAATACAAATTTATGCTTGAATCTCCATTTGATATTTCAAACAAATGTTGCACCGTAATGAAGAAAAAACCATTGCACGAATACCATAGAAAAACTGGAAGAAATCCTATAACAGCCACTATGGCGAGCGAAAGCAAATTACGTACGCAGAAATGGCTACAAAACGGTTGCAATGGATTCAATTTAAAAATACCAACAAGTAATCCCATGTCTTTTTGGACAGAACAAGATGTGCTTTTATATATCAAAATCAACAATCTTCCTATATGCTCCGTATACGGTGATGTGGTTATTGATTATGATGCAGAGGGAAGCGCTAATGGTCAAATGGACTTGTCTGAGTTATCTGCTGATTATGGATTGTTTGACACCGGAAACAGACCGCTTAAGACTACTGGATGCAGTAGAACCGGATGCGTGTTGTGTGGTTTCGGGTGTCATCTTGAAAAGCCGGGAGAAGGACGCTTTGAACGGCTAAAGGAAACTCATCCGGGAATGTATAAACTGTTGGATGTTATCGAAAACAATGGAGTTACATACCGGGAAGCTATTGATTGGATTAACGAACATGGAAACATGAACATAAGGTATTAAGAGATTGTTTAATCATGTGCTATTTAGCACAGAAATAAGAGAAAGGAGCCGTAATGGATTTTGGATATTACAACATGGATTGCATGGATGGGATGAAAGAGTTCCCGGATGATTACTTTGACATTGCGATTGTGGATCCACCGTATTTCTCAGGACCTGAACGAATAGGATTCTATGGTAAAAAGATATCTCCAATAGGTGTACAGAGGATATACGAAAAGTCAGAATGTTGGCAGGTGCCGGATGAAGATTATTTCAAAGAATTGTTTAGGGTGTCAAAAGAGCAGATAATTTGGGGATGTAATTATTTTGAATATCCATTCAGTCCAGGAAGAATTGTATGGGACAAGTGCAATGGTAACAGTGATTTTTCAGACTGCGAGATCGCTTACTGCAGTATGCATGATTCTGTAAGATTGTTCAGTTATATGTGGAACGGAATGTTTCAGGGAAAGTCCATTACTGAAGGAACTATTCAGCAGGGGAATAAGGCATTAAATGAAAAGCGTATCCACCCTACACAAAAGCCGGTAGCACTATATGAATGGCTCCTAAACCGCTATGCAAAGCCCGGAGACATTATCTTGGACACACATGTAGGCAGTGCCAGCAGCTTGATAGCCTGCTACAGAACCAACCATTCATATGTTGGCTTTGAACTGGACAAGCATTATTATGATTTGTCCAAAAAGAGATTAGATGCAGAAATGGCACAAATGCGATTATCTGATTTTATGCCGGAGGTGATGCCATGAAAAATAACATTATCATTGACTGCTTTGCCGGTGGTGGCGGCGCAAGCGTAGGAAGTGAAATCAGGAACTAAAAAGTGAAATAGTAACTCAAAATTTGAGTTAAAAAGTGAAAAATTTAATTAAAAATTTGAGTTTCTATTTTAGTTCCACTCAATAATTCAAAAGCAAGTTAAAATCCACCGGTAATACGTGGGAGAAATCGAACTACCGAGGAAAATTCGGTAGTTCGGTAAGTTAAAAGGTGGTGAAAATTATGGTTATAAATGCAAAATGTAATGACTGTGAGGAACCTACAAAATATGTGGTTGGCTTTTTCGATGGCAAGAATGGAATCCACGGTTGCCTTTATGATTGCCACAACGAAGAATGCACAATAAAGAAAATAAAGGAAGTGTCTGCATCGAAAGACATTCAGGAAATGGCAAGAATACAGTTAGCCAACGGAGACAAAGGGATGTATGCAGGCTACATTGCAGCACTCAGAAAAGATGCGAAAGTGTCCATGTTTAAGATGGCACAGATTGCCGGATGCAGTTCGGCAGATTACAGCGCATATGAGCATGAGCGGAAAGAATTTGATCCGGAAGTGTATTGGAAATGCAAGGAGTACTTGGATAAGGTAAGAAATTAAGTATGTAACTTAGGATTTAATGGAGGTAGAAAAAATGTATAAAGCAACAAATATTGATACGGACAAGGCTCTCAAAGCAATCAATGATTCAAGAGCAATACAGGAAAGAGCGTCACAGCTTAGATCGGAAAAAGAAAGATCTTACATGGAGGGACTGAACAAAGGACTTGATATTGCTGAAAGTCTTTTTGAATGTTCAAATTATGAGAAATCGGCGCAGGAGGCAACTTATACAGATGGTGTCTGCGAGGTACTCTATGAACTTGGAAAAGAACTTGATATACCAACTCAGGATATAAGAGATAATATTGCATCGGTAGATGAAGCCTGCGCTCTGTTTGCAGACAGGATTCGGGAAGCAATAGCAAGAGATAAGGATCAGTAAACTGAAATATTAAGATTTATGGAGGCATTTGTATGAGAAAAATACATGAATGTGCAGAAGATATAAAAAATATTTTAAATGATGCAGAACGAACCGAAGAGGTTGACGGAGATATGTTATGTAGTATTAATGAGTTGGTGGATGAAATTTTATCAATATATTGTTTAGAAAAACAACAAAGAAAAATGGCTATAGCTGAAGAAAATGAGATTCTTTCAGAAGAGGCTAAAAAAGCAGGATGGAAGTCTGGTGTTATGAACATCTAAACTGAAATTTAGTGAAGAAAGGAAGAAGAATATGGCTAAAGCAGTATTAGTGATGGATATGCCGGAATCATGTAGCAAATGTCAATTTCTGTATGAATTTCAAGGAATCAAAAAATGTCAGCTTATGAATGTCCTCAATAATGGAGCATCAATGCTGTCACAGAATACATTTACAAAGAAACGGCATGATAAATGTCCGCTCCAGGAACTGCCGGAACGTGAAAAAGAGATGACCGATGCCGATGACCTCGGAAAGGATTATGTCAGAGGAACAATGGACGGTTGTAATGCTTGCCTGGATGAAATAGAATCTATAATTTAGCGAAGGAGAATGGCTTATGAAGTTGTCAAAACTGACTAAGCCAGAACTTGAAGAAATCTTCCGGAACGCCAATTTCACGGAAGAGGAAGAAAAAGTGTTTAAAATGCTTTCTTGCGGAAAAACTATTACAGAAACAGCACAAAAGATTAATGTATGTGACAGAACGGTCAACAGAATATCGAAAAAGGTTTATGAAAAAATAAACAGACTGGAGGTAAAAAATGGTTAGAGTTACACAAGACGGCAAAGATGTTGATATCGAAGATGTTTCTCTGCCAAAAGAAATTATTGAGATTATAGCATCCATATGCTGTTGACACCATTGTAAAAAGGCTTTAGAATGTGTCGTATGTATGATAAATACGGCACATTCTTTATATATTGAAAGGAGTGTAAAGAAAATGGAATGTGTCGCATATATGCGTGTTTCCACGGAAAAACAGGCAGAAGAAGGCAATGGTCTTGATAGTCAAAAAAGAGACATAGAGCTTTTTTGCCGGAAAAATGAACTAGTTGTATCTGACTGGTATGTTGATGATGGATATACCGGTGCAAATATGGATAGACCGGAATTGCAAAGACTTATTAACGACTGCATAAAAAAGCGTGTTAAATGTGTTGTTGCGTTTAAATTAGACAGACTTTCAAGAAGTATGATTGATGGATTATACATAATTGAAAGAGTTTTTCAACCAAACCAAGTGTTATTCAAATGTGTCCATGATAGTGTAAGTTATGACAGTCCTATGGAGCAGGCATACACACAGATGATGGCTGTTTTTGCACAACTTGACAAAAATACTATGATGCTTCGTATGCGTGGCGGTATGTTGGAGCGAATCAAACAAGGTTACTGGATTGGTGGTGCTAATACTCCGTATTGCTATAATTATAGCAAGGAGAAAGGAATACTCATTCCTATACCAGAACGTAAGGAACAAGCAAACAGAGCACTTGATATGTTTATTGGTGGTTATTCTGATTTATATATCAAGGAATCATTAGGATTTCACAGTGAGGTACTTGTAAGAAATGTGCTTACCGGAGTTGTCAATATAGGTATGATCCCATATAAAGGGAATGTATATCAAGGACTTCATGAACCTATTTTTGATAAAGAAAGGTTTGAACTTGCACAGGAAATCAGAAAATCACGTAGGAAAAACAAAACTGCTTGTCATACGGATGCCAACTTGTTAACAGGATTGTGCTATTGTGGTGTGTGTGGATGCAAGATGCGGTATCAGAAGTGGACGCACGGAAAGCATAAAATATATTGCTGTTCTCGTGATAAAGCAATGAAGTATTTGCCTAATTTCAATCCAGACTGTAATAATTCTTTGGAATGGGCTGCTGATATTGAAAAACAGGTAGAAAGTGAAATTTTGAAAATATCCTTAAATCTTTCGGAGTGCAAGCCTATTGAAAAGCAAAGCAAACTTGAAATAATGCAGTCACAATTTGAAAAAGAACAGGTGAAATTAAAAAGGCTATATGTTCTTTATTCCGATGGAAATGACACAGTTTTAGAAATGATTAAGACTACTGAAAAAATCATTTCTGAAATGAAAGTAAAGATAACCGAGGAAGAAAAAAACGAAAGAAACAGTCAAAAGAAAGAAGCTGTTTACGAGAACATAAAAAAACTTGCCGATGTGTGGGCGCATATCGACAAGAAAGAGAAAAATAATATATTAAAAAGCATAATATCAAGGATTGTGATTGTCAATGGTGATGTTGAAATTCAATTAAAGAATTTTTAGCAGAACCTATTGTTATCGGAGTGGCAATAGGATGTGCTAATGCCGTATTTATCATACTTTTAAAACTGAATATTTTTTTGCTTGTCGCAAAAGTGTCGTATATGTGTCACTATATGCGACTTTTTTTATGCCAAAATTTAAGCATAAGGAGGGATGACCTTATGGGAAAATTCAAATTTTCAGATGAAACACTGGAACATATATTCAGCAAAGAACGTACAAGGGAAGTGCCGATTAAGTATCAATCAATCATGGTTCATGTGATCGAGGAAGTTTTAGGAGAAACGGGTAATGCTTATGAATTTCAGTCCGTTGGGACTTATGAACAAGCCGACATATCAGACACTTGATGAAGTTGAAATTGCGAAACAGATAGAATCAATGGAAGAAAGGGAGAACAGCCATGCCGCAGCCGATTATGAATCCGAACTATTTCAATCCGCAGTATAGAACACCTATGTACGGACAGTTTATGCCACAGCAGGAACAGTTCCAGCCACAGCAGTTTATGCAACAGCCACAGCAAAACGCAGTACAGATGTACGGTCGTATTGTACCGGCGCAAGAGTGCATAGCACCGAATGAGGTTCCTATGGATGGCAACACAGCATTCTTCCCAAAACAGGACTTGTCGGAGATCTATGCTAAATCCTGGGGAGCAGATGGAAAAATATATACAAGGCTCTATAAGCCTGTTTTAGATGCAGACCTTAACAATTTACCGTCAGACACAGAAAAGGCGAAATTTGACCTATCAGACGAAGCCACAGCGGTATTTATGAAACGTTTCGATGAACTGGAACAAAAGATTGAACAGTTAAAAACTTCGCAAACGCAAAGAAAAACTCCACAATCGCAAAGAAAGGATGATGCAGATGCTTAAGTCAATGGTAAATCCACAACAGTTTATACAAAATATGATGGGGAACAGCCAGATCATGTCTAACGACATGGTAAAAAACGCTTATGGAATGGCTCAAAAAGGTGATTTCCAAGGAGTAGAAAATCTTGCGAGAAACATCTGCAAAACGAAAGGTATAAATCCTGATGATGTAATAAGACAGATAAAAAGTCAGTTTCCTTTTTAACAGCATATTAGAGGTTTGTGCACAAAATCCGGGAGACCTCTTTATGAATAAAATTATGGAGGTAATCTAATATGTTTGAAACAAACAACAGTCCTTTTACCATGCCTGTTATTCCGGCTGCCGGAAATGGCTACGGAAATAATGGTGCATTTGGTGACGGTGGATGGCTCTGGTTCATAGTCGTAATTTTTGCTATTTTTGGCGGTTGGGGCGGTAATGGTTGGGGAGGTAATGGCTCTAATTCCAGTTACTACACTGATTCTGCATTGCAAAGAGGGTTCGACACCCAGTCTATCATCGGTAAACTGGACGGAATAAACAACGGTCTGTGTGACGGATTCTACGCTGTAAACAACGGTATGCTTACCGGATTTAACGGCGTAAATACCAACATTTTACAGACTGGCTATGGAATCCAACAGGCTATCAATGCAGACACCGTAGCAGGAATGCAGAATGCTAACGCTTTACAGGCACAGTTAGCACAGTGTTGCTGCGATACCCGTGAAGCTATCCAGGGTGTAAACTACAATATGGCAACGAATACTTGCGCATTGCAGAACACCATGAATAACAACACTCGTGATATTATCGACAGTCAGAATGCCGGTACAAGAGCAATCCTTGACTACTTATGTCAGGATAAGATTACTACTCTGCAGGCAGAGAACAACGATCTGCGCAGAGCCGCTTCTCAGGATCGTCAGAATGCTTTTCTGACTACTGCCATGAGTGCACAGACACAGCAGATCATCAACGCTGTGAATCCTGCGCCCATTCCTGCATACCAGGTTCCCAACCCTAACGTATATTACGGATGCGGTTGCAACACTGGTTGCGGATGCTAAAACTGCATATCGAGTAACTTAACCTTAAGGTTATGTCTGCTATGCAGAATTACTGACAACATGGGGCAGACTATATGGTTTGCCCCTTTGATTTTGAAAGAGAGGTATTTATTATGGCTGAATATACAGCAGTAGCATTACAGACTGTGGCAGCAGGAGCGGACGTTGCTTTTACTGAAACTGCCGTAAATGGAAGTAACTGTATCAATCATAGAGAGGGATCCGGAATTGTGAAGTTAAGAGGTATCACTAATCAGTGCCGGGCGAGATTCCTTGTAAGTTATTCCGGCAACATTCAGATTCCCACGGGTGGAACTGTTGGGGAAATCTCCCTTGCGCTGGCAGTAGACGGGGAACCTTTACAGTCCACAAGAATGATTGTAACTCCGGCAGCAGTAGAGAATTTCTTCAATGTATCTGCGCAGGCTTACATTGATGTTCCTCGTGGATGCTGCAGTACGGTAGCCGTTCAGAACACTTCTACGCAAGCTATTGAAGTGCAGAACAGCAATTTGATTGCCGTTCGTGAAGCGTAGGAGGTGAAAAATCATGGATGTTAAAAGAATGCATGAAATGATTGAAAAACTTTCTGAATGCGCTAAAACGCAGTTTGACAAAGGAATCGACAAAGTAGATACTTGTGAAATGGGAAAGGTCATCGACATGATGAAAGACTTATCCGAAGCAATGTATTATCGTGAACTGACAAAAACCATGCAGGAATATGACCCGGACGAAAGCATGGAAATGTTTGATCGTTACGGTGACGGTGGCAGACGGTACTATGACCATTACCGCTATGCTGACGGCAGATTTGCACCTAAAGGTCGTGGAACATACCGCAGAGGGTATGAAGAGCCCCCATATTACCATATGACCCCGGAAATGTATCACCGTGACATGGACAGAGACATGGGGCGTATGTACTACACAGAAACTTCTTCATCCGGTATGCGTGATGCAAGAGAGGGCAGAAGTGGCATGAGCCGCAGAACCTACATGGAAAATAAGGAACTGCATAAGGCGAATACACAGCAGGACAAAGAAGCAAAAGTACGTGACCTGAACACCTACATGACCGAACTTGCAAACGACATGACGGAGATCATCAACGATGCAACACCGGAAGAAAAGACGGTACTGCGAAACAAGCTGTCTGCACTGGTAACAAAAATCGGTTAAAACACTTAAGGGGCTTATTTAGCCCCTTTTATGTTGGAGGTGGTAAGTTGTTCACGATAAATGGAATAGACTGGAATTTAAGGCTTGTACGCAGTCACAGCCCTATGCTGATGCGTTCTGATGGTACATATACGTTTGGCATGACAGATAGGAACACAAGAGATATTTATATATCAAATATGATTCATGGTAATTTCTATGATCGTGTGCTGTGCCATGAATTGTGCCATGCGTTCTGCCTGTCCTACAATTTGACTATGGACATTCAGACAGAAGAGATTGTTGCCGACTTTTTGGCTACCTACGGAAGAGAAGTGTTTGCACTGGCTGATGAACTGATAAGCGGATACATGGAAATAATGGCATAGAAAAGACCCCTGTTATGGGGTCTCTTCTTTTGATTTTTTCCTATTTAAACACTCTTTAGCCCATGCTTTTCTTTCTTCTTCAAAATGTATTTGCTCCGCAGACTTAAAATTTATAAACTCTTTAAACATTATTTCGGTTTGATACCCAAACAAGTAATCATAAATCTTTTCCATCACATCAGGGTAGAACCAAAATATTTGATAAAGATATATTGGTTTATGATCCGGTAATATGTGTTCACTACTTACATAAGATTCCCACAGATAATCCAAATTGAAATATTGACTAACATGATGATAGATATAGGAAAATAAGGTGTAAAAAATGCCTTTTTCTTTTGAAAATTCAGCAAGAGATTCTAAAAATCTATACTTTGACTGCTTTTCGAAAAAATATTCTCTTTCAGATTGGCTAACCTTTGTATATCCATGAAGCATATTTACCATTTTATATAAATTTTCGTTGCTATCTTGTGGAACAATATTTGAAAAATATAGATTCGCATTTTTTATTTCTTCCATTGCGTATTCAAATTTCATCTTGAACAATTCTCCGTTTGAAATCCTATATTTTTCAAAATATTCATGCAATTTCTTTTCATTATAATCAAAATTACTGTGAGAACAAGAAATTGCAACTCTTCCAGTCTTACCTTTGCTGTAAAATTCGCATTGCTTCGACAAGTCTTTTATTCTATTATAAGGTCTTCGAGTCTTACCTATTTTTACATCATTTTTGTATTCAATAATGTATAAATAACCAGTTCCCATGTTAGTGAATGGCTTTTCTTCTTTGATTTTGATATATTCTTTGAAACTGTATATATTCCATTCTCTGACAGCCAGTTCTGTTCCCTCAACGTTTACCAGTTCCGTCATATTCTTTCACCAACCTTTCAATTCGTTTCAATTTATCTTTCAGTCTTTCATTTTCAGCTACCACGGCACTGTATGATTCTACCATGTGGTCGTATCGTTCCTTTGGAATGGAAATCAGCATAAAACTTTTCATAAGACATTTCTCCTTTTCTTTGAAAATAGGACACAACCTATCTGTTATGGGGTGGGGAGATAAGTTGTGCCCTATGATTGCAGAGATTTCAAATTTTTGCCACTGTGCCGTTTTCAGTGGCATTTTTCGCTATTTAATCACTACCAAATACGTTATTTGGACACGGCATACAGTTACCGAAATCTCTGTTGATTCTCTCTCGGAAAAATGGTATTATAGATTTACCATCTCTTTGAGAGTGGTGGCAGAAGAGTGATTGCTAAAGTTTTTTGCGGACTGGCAATCACTTTTTAATTGTTACCGATTTCTTCATCAACTTTGGTATTAAACCATTCCTTTTTAGTGATTCCTTTTTCAGAGAGTTTTTCTTCTAACTTGTCAAACTTCTCTTTTTCAATTTCGACACTAAAGTTTTTGGTATTCTCCCTCCGCTTTTTCATGTAATCGGCTCTGCTCTTAGGTGCTATGATTATCACCTCCTTGTTACGAGTTACATTATATAGCGTTACGAGTTACAAGTCAAGAGTTTTTTTAGAAAAATAAAAATAGAGCCGTTTCAGCCCTATTTCTAAAGAGAATTTCTATTTTACAATTCATACTGCGGATATGCCTTTTCCCATACGGACTTGTGATAAGTGTTCACTTCGCCATAATTTGCATCGAATATCTTTTTTACTTCATATCCCATTGTAATTCCGGTAGCTTTCAGCTTTCTCCAGTCAAAACGTTTCCATGATACACCATTCAGAGCCGCTACACGTTTAATAGAGTACCAGTCCTTGGAAGTATCAAGCTGTGCTTTCAATTCCTCTTCCCGGTCAAGGCTTTCCAAAAGTTGTGCCACAGCATCACGATAAGTCATAGGTACATTCGGTGTAGACTGCTCCAAAGAATATGTTCCGGTTTTGCGAATGGATGGTAAAACCTCATCGAATATCCAACTTTCAAACTTTTCAGAAGATGGTAATTCACTGTGAGAAATAAGCCTATACATATCTCCCTCTGGAATCACATTTACCTCTATCGTTTTGGTTTCACTTTGTGGATGAGGTATACTGTATTTTGCCGTATACCTACAATGAGCAGAAATTGCATCCGATGGTCGTTTATATCCAAGTGCTTTTGCTATATCAGTTGCTACAAAATAAGGTTTCCCATCAATCATAACGGTTCTTACCTCACCAAATTCATTGTTGCTAAATACTTCCAGTTCATTCATTTTCATTACCTCCCGTAGTCTTATATGAGAGGGCAGAAGAGCATAAAAATAAGCCCACTACCCCTGTTACTGTTGGAGTAGCGAACTTCCAATCTTTTTTTGGTCTGTCTTTATTCCGGGTCTTGGTTACAATCTAGGCTGTCTAATCAGCTTTCACTCTCCGGACGTGGTGCAAGACTTCCTAACTGACACATATTATATCATGCAGAACATGGGTTCGCAACATAAAAAATAAGAGCACCCTTGCGGATGCCCTTAAAATCCTATATTCTATTGTAATTTGAGTACTTCTTTGTTTCCAGTCCAAATGCTTGTTTCATATTCCAGTTCAATGCTCTGCGCATCCTGCGGAACTACAAATGCAATCTTGTAAGATGTTTTTCTGCCACTTGAAAGATTTGCATTCAACGAAGAACTATCAACAACACTGTAATTTTGTTCACAATCTGTATCGTCTGCGTAGCACTGGAAATCGTAGATGCTTACATACTTATCATCTTTACTGTTGTTCTGATAGGAAACATCAATCATAATGTATTTTGTTCCATCAGCAGGAGCGTTCCAACCGTATTCATCCTCATAATCAGTGTAGTCAAGGTCAAAATCATTTATTGTAACTTGCAAGCCGTCCGCATCGAATGTGTAACCGGGAGAAATAACAGTACCACTAGGTACTTCCGCTTCTTCAACTTTAGATTCCGGTGTGATTTCTGATACTGCGGCAGAACTTTCCGTTGTTGCAGAAACTGATGCTTGTGTTCCAGTAGATTCCTTGCTACTATCGGATACACTATTTACAAACAATGCCATAATGGCAAAAATAATAATTCCGATAATAGAGCAAGTCAGTCCTGCGATAGCAGTGCCGTGTTTCTTGTCTTTCTGACATAATGCAATGATAGCAAGAACAGCACCTATAATTCCCGGCACAATTCCAAAAGCTATACAAGCTGTCAAAATACTGATGATTCCTAAAATCATCGAAGCAATTCCTAAACCACTTTGTTTCATAGAGTAATTACCCCTTTCATTTTGAATTTTATAAAATTTTAACACATTTGTGATATTCTGTCGATAAATAGATGTGAAGTATTGAAAAAAATTTAATGTGTTTCTTTTGATACCCCCGTAGGTCTGTATTTTCAACCGAAAATCTCGTTTTCAGAGTTTTTTGAAAGAAAAATTTTTCTACAATTTTCGTGCTAAAAATTTTCAATCCCCCCGGGGTAGCAATTTTCAAGCTGAAAAATCCGTTTTCAGAGTTTTTTCGCAGATTTTTTCAGACCGATTCAAGGCATGGAACATCTGCGCACTTCTGCGGTGCACGTTTTGAACCAGTCACCCGTTCACCGTGCCGCAGCTTTCGCAAGGTCTCCGACTGCAGAAAGCATGGAATCATACGCAGACCGCAACAGCTCCGCAGATTCCGGAGACAGACCACCGGCGGCACTCTCAACCCTTATGACGGTTTCCAGCCGTTCCCCGGCATCCGCTACGCTCTCCATGATATCGTATACATGACCGATTCCCAATTTTCGCATTTTGTATAATCCCCTTGTAATATTTGATTGTACACCAAGACAGCGCAAGCCGTCAATATATCTGGGCGCAGGATCTGACCGGATCCGGTGGAAGAGTAACACAAATAGACCGCCAGACGGCAGCAGATCCAACGGAACACGACAAAAAGACGGTTGCAAGCCGTCTTTTATCTGTTTTCCAGTTCAAAAATTGCCCATCGCAAAACTGCGGCTGTCTCCGTGTCTTTCTCTCGCTCCGCACACTCTAACAGCTTGTATAGTCTTTCAATGTTCTTTTCTTCCATCCTATGGTAACCTCCTTTTTTTTATTTTTGGGTAAATTTCACCCATAAAACCGCCGCCGGTAGTGATCCGGCGGGCATCCTCTGCGGCAGTTAATTCAAACAGTTTTCAATATCTTTTGCAAGGTGTGGAAATGCTTTTTCTATGTCTTGCACGCTGTCGGCGTAATAATCACCAACAATTTTTCCAAAAATGCGAAGATTGCCGGAATAAAATCCGCCTAAATCATTAAAATATATGTCTAATCCTGTCACCTGTTCCGGCTTGTCTCCATACCACATATCAATATTTATTTTTCCCATTTTCATTTCCTCCATATTTTCAATTTTCCCGGTTATCCGGGTAAAGGCAAGCCGGGGCACGATCCCCGGTGTAAGCCTGTCTTACTTGCTTAATATTCAATTTTTAATTGCGCAGAACCTTTATATAAAAAAGCTGTTTTTCCGTGTAGGTTGCTACAAGTCCAACCACCAGAAATATAATCATTTATAAGTCTTTCAAAATGCTGATAATTTGCACATTTAATATATATCATTGTTTCAGTCCTCCAATTCTATGTAGTATCTGACGATGTACACATATTAAAAGTAAAAATAAAATTTTTCTCCGGTTGCGTTCCATTCTTTGTCTAAGATTTCCATTTTGTATAATTGGCCATTGTTACCGTAAGTGCCAGTAGAATAGAAAAGCTGTGTTGCGCTACATCCTTTAGATTCCGGATACGCTTTTTTTATTTCTGCGATGATGTTGTTAATTCTATCATCATTAGCACCGCACAAATAAGAGCCGGACGGAACATCTTTTAAGCAGCTGATAAAATGGATTGCATTCTCAAATTGGTAGCAGTTTCCGTCTAACTTGATACCGTCTAAACGCTGACCCTCTGCCAGAAGATTTTTCCGTGAAATTCTTTTACTCATATTGTTTTTACCTTTTCACCCGTGTTATAATTTGGGTGCCTTTCTTTTTGGGTGCCGCTCGGGTGATCTTGGTAGGATGCCGGGCGGCTTTTGTTTTCTGCTGTTAATGCTATTATATATTGAGTAATTGCATAAGTCAATATAAATTGAGTAATATTTTACAAAATAGCATATTGCACAATTAAACAATGAATAAATTGAGTAATTTATACAAAAAGAATGTTATATATTGATAAATTAAATTGAGTATACTATAATAAGTAAAAAGGAGGTGCACAAAATGGAATTATTGGAAGCAAAAAGAAAGTTAGAACAGCGTTACAACAAGCAAAACGAGTACAACAAATCTAAATATGATCGGGTATCTGTCATGCTACCAAATGGATATAGGGACCAGGTGAGAGCAGCAGCAGAAAAGGACGGCTTAAGCCTAAACGCTTATATATTAGATGCAATAAAAGCAAAAATGAAAAATATTGAGTAATTTATAAAAATGTATTGACATTACAAATTGAGTAATATATAATTAAGATACAAACAAGCGAAAGGAGCAAACGAAATGACAGGAACACCGGAGCAGATCACAGCAAAGAAAGCCGCCCGGATCGTATCGACTTGTAGAGCGTTTTTTCCGTGGTATGAACCGCAGATAAAAGACAAATTCGAGCGGCAAGCGTGGGAAGAGTTAAAAGCCAAAGTTATCCCAGAGGTGGAAAGCTACACAGATGCGGCGCAACTGATAGCGGATCGGCAGAAATTCGCAGACAAAACGTTGCTGCAAAAAATATTTATCAGGGCGTCCTGTCTGCGGTCACGGGATCCGGAATATCACAGAGTTTTGGTACAGAAAAAGAAACAATTAGAGGACGAGCGTTGGAACCGATTACAGGACAGGCGGAAAAGATACAGTACATATTGTTAAAAATGAAAGGTTAAAAGGTGGAGAGCATGAGAAAAACAGTAGTAAATGAGTATGGAGTAAACATTGATTATGATTTGGCGGTATCTTTTATGGATGACGATTTAAGAGAGCAAATACATGGAGCATTAGCACCTTGTACAGACCAAGAATTTTTTGACGAGTATGCAAAACGGCATGAGCAAAAATTTAATGAGGTTTGGGAGCTGGCAAAAGAAAACCCTTGTTATTAAATATTCAGCGGAGCCGAAAAGCTCCGCTTTTTTGCATTGGAGTAAAAAGATGAAAGATAATATACTACCAAGAATCTGCAGAACGTGCGGAACCAGCTTTTTAGGTGGCCCAAGGGCGTTTTACTGCCCGGAATGCAGAGAGGAGCGAAAAAAAGAGCAAAGCAAGAAATATAAAGAGTGCATAAAACACGGCTCTATAATTACGCTCGGATCTGTTATACAGTGCGAGTCTTGCGGATGTGATATAATTAAATGCAGCGGCTTACAAAGATTTTGCCCTCAATGCGCTAAAAAACATTTAAAAATAATTGATAATAAACAATCTGAGGATTGGAATAAAAAGAACAAAGAAAAAGTCAAGAAATCGAAAAAAATATATATCGATAAAAAGCAATCAACCGGAATACATAAAAATAGCGGCATCCCTGGTGTTAATTGGGACACTGTAAAAAATAAATGGATTGCTTGCGTATCTGTTAATCACAGGCAAATCAAGATTGTGACCACATCAAACATAAATGTAGCAAAATCGGCAAGAGAGGAGGCGCAAAAAGCAAAAGAATCCGGATTATTAACAGATGATTTTATAAACATATTAAAATCAAAATATCGTAATCTATAAGCAGGTGTAACAGCCTGCTTTTCTTGATCTATTTTCACTGTGACATTTTAACGTGCTAAATTTTGTAGACAAATTGTAGACATTTTGTAGACGCAGATTAAATAAGATTAGAGTAAATAAAAAGAGATTAAATAAAATAAAAATAAATAAGTGCAGAAAGATATTGTATAACCAAGTATATATAAATACTAGAGCTGTCCGGCTGCCACCATGTACCCATCTGCAAAAATCACCTGTCTGTCTGTCAAAAAATCCAATTTGTCAAATTCACACGAATGATATTTTTTAATCGCATGATTTTTATTTGCTCAGGATCAACGGCAGACATACCACCATAACAAATTGTCAAATGCGTAAAAGGTTGTTGTAGATTTATAAATAGCACTTATGGTATGATAAAAGCAGTTAGGGAGCCGACGTTAATACGGTGCGAGTGACAGCGGTGCAAATCCAACCCCCTCTGGATATGCAGCCGCCCAGATTGTAACCAAGACCACCGGAGCCGGCAGACCGGAAACGACAAGAAGTCACTAGCTTGTCACTTTTTTAGATTTATGTTTTTACCTGATCTGTGGAGGAGATCAAAAGATATAGGTTTATTGAGTGATGCTTGTGATTTTTTTATTGCAGATTTCAGGAGGTGTAGAGCGGTGCAGGACGTCAGAGAGATTCCAAACATTGACGAGATTAAAAAAAATATCCGGAAATACTTTGACGATTATTGTGCAGCTTATGGCATCGATGACATGAGATCACAACGGCAACCGGTTTTTAATGGTGCCATGCAATATATATATAACAATTATATAAGACCTAGTAATGTATTAAAAGATATACCCCAAAACGTAGTGGATAATAGTATCAACCAAATGCTAACTAACTACAATGCGTACAACATAGATCTGTTGTATGAGGTTTATTTATATCTTAGGGAGTTAGCTAATGCTTATGATATGACTGCTACAGCTGATACATTTAAGATATTAACAGGGATATCTAAACAGGCTTTGAGTGCATGGAGGACTAAATCAAGTACATCGAGCATGGACGAGGTCAGAAAAGCTTTTGTAAATTGGTTAGATGATGCAGATTGTGATCAGCTTGTTGCTTTTAATCTGCGGAATGCGCTGGGAGCAACGGAACGATTAAACAACGACCACGGGCGGAAACAGACCACACAGCAAGAGATTGTACACAAGATAACCAGGACAGCCGACCAACTTCCACGATTAGACACAAATTTTGGACAAAATACATCAATGTTGACCGATTCCGGAGCGTATGGAGATAATACAGCAGATGCGAATTAGTAGCAACAACTACGGAAACGTGCGGAAATATGGGATAGTTAAGGACGTGTCAATAAAGATTGCGTGAAAGATTAGTTTTGCGCATAGTTGAAAAGCCGCATAGCATAACGGGGAGGGGGTCTGACAGGATCAGCGAACAGCCCCTACTTAGTCCCTCAAATTTCCTCAAAAATAAAAAAGACCCTTAGGAGGTATACCACATGATTTTCATTTACATAGTTTTAGCATGGATACTGTTTCAATTACATGCTCCTGCATGGATATATATCCTGTTCATCATCGGAGTATTTTTAAGAGCGGTAGTCACTGGTAGAGATTAAGCGTATGCAGATTTACGGGAAAGAGATAAAAGACGAATGTTCAAAATGTGGTGAAGTCTTGCAATGCGAATTATTTCTGCAAGGTCACGGAATCAAGAGAGACCGTGAGAACGTTACAGAAATGGTTAGCTGTCAGATGAAGCACCAAAAGAGCAGACTTGATAAAGAGCCTAAAGAAGATTTGCCAGTTAAGGAGAAATGTGAATTGCCACCGGAGATTAAAGAGATCTACACAGAGGTTTGGAAAATACATAAAGAGTGTGCTAATCCGAAAACGGATGATGACTGGTCGTATCTTATCCGGCAGGGCAATTTGCTGATTAAAATACATAACAATAGCCAGTTTGCTAAAGCACTGGTAATGGCAATGATCGATGAAATTGAAGGAAGGACGAAGAAAAAATGCTTGGATTCATGATTTTAAAAATAATGACAACGTTGGTATTGACAGTTTTAGCAATATCTGCTTTATGGTATGCTCCAAAACAGAAAACAGCATCAGACGGAGTTATTTTATTTGCGTTCGCAATGTTCCTTGCATTTGGAATAACTTTCGCATGGGTATAGCCTATGTGGTTACCGGAGATTATGCGAATTATCCCATATCACAATTTTGAATGGGTTAAATTCATAAAGCCATTGTTATTGCCGAATATCCGGTGTTGTGTTGGCATTGGATATGTGGCAGAGAAATCAAGGCATCAAGAGTGTATGTAGCCTGTGTGTGGGAAACGAAAAATGGAATAATGCGTTTGACAACACAAAGTTTTTCAAAGTACCGTACACAGGCGTGACAATTTTTTTTAGATAAAGATAGGGTGTTTCACAAAAATAATCCGGGAGCAGATGGTCTCTCTCCCGGAGTTTAGGGCTATCGCCAAGCGGTAAGGCACAGCACTTTGACTGCTGCATCCCAGGTCCGAATCCTGGTAGTCCTGTTTCGCAGATGTTTTCTTCTTTCGGTCTTTGCCATCTGCGAATTGTCTTCCATACTTTTCCATTGGAGACACTCCTTTCCCCTCATAGCGGAATGCTGTTAAGAGCCGTCGCAAGGCTCGTGAGGGTTTAACCGGTTTATGATAGCCCGGTTTTTGCGGAATACCGTTGTAGGTTTTAATCCGTGGGTTGTCAGTAAAGACATTAAAATCCCGCACAGCCATTGCGGACATAAAATTGGCGTAGACGGTTGGGTAGCTCCCAACTAGCAGGTAACTGGCGGATGCCCTGCGAAAATAAAAATAGCCATAAGTGTTGCGCTGTGTCAGTGCCTTAAATGTAGGCATACAGCTTATGGAAACGCACATTGGGATGTAGCGCAAATGGAAAGAGCAGTGTCCTTCTAAGGCATAGGCTGTGGGTTCGAGCCCCATCATCCCAACTTTATCTTTGTCTCCACTTAGTCTGGCACTACTGCAATAGTTCAGGTCGATGGGAGATGTATGGATAGTAGTTGCTCATTATCGGTCAACGAAAAACACTTCTGCGAGTAGAATTTGCAGATTCAAAAGTAGTCGTACCTTGTTTGCGTCGGGTGGGTTCAACTCCCACGGCAACTATTCCCTAGCTAAAACGTAAGCCACATATGTTTAGCGAAAAACCAAGCCTATGAAGTAGAGAACAGACAAGACTGTGAGATTGTGGATAGTCAGTGACAAGTAGGCGGTGCACATTTGGTTATGGCTTGCGCAAGCCATAAAAGGTTTTACGGTGCGATTTCCATGCATAGCTTCAGTGGAAGAGCGGCATCCGCATAGGATGTGTGTCGGCGGTTCGATTCCGTCTGCATGGGTTACGGAGGATATGAGGATGAATGAGTTCTTAAAGTTTTTTGACGAAAAGACACAAGATTTTCCGATGCATCTTGAAATAACATATAGTAAGATATGTGACTGGGGAATCTATATTTACAAACGAGGATGCGCAAACGACTATCCTGAGTGTAGAAAAGATGGTGATGATGCGATTCTCGTACATGAAAATGATACGGACATGGAATTATGCTTCGCAAAAGCACACGTTGCATTGAAAGAATGGCTTATTGAGAATAATGGCGGATATTAAGCGAGGTGCAACATGAGACATGAAAAGGAATGGTACACCTGTGATCGGTGTGAATCTGAAATAAAAATGATGCCGGAAAGAAGAACTTTTTTAACAAGGAAAGTGATTACATCAGCAGAATTTAATATGAGATTTGCAAATGTAACAGGGTATGTTGCTGATACTGAACTTGTATCACCATCGCTTACAGGAGTTCAAATTGAAGAAATATGTGATGTTGGATACAAAGAATTTCATTTATGCCCTAAATGCCGGAAAGAGTTTGAAAGGTGGATGAAAAATGAGTATGACAGCAGTAATTGAGAGCATAGAACGTGATGCGTTTCGACAGGTCACACCTAAAAACATCGGGAATATTGAAAATGTAAAAATTGAATGTACAACACTGGGAGAAGACCCGATTGTCGTGGCAGATACAAAGGAAGACGAGGAAGCTTTGAAAAAATGTTTTTATGTAAAACTGTCCGAACATCGTTGTAGAAAATGCAACCGCCTTTTAGGCAAATTCAACGGACAGGCTGAAATCAAATGCCCAAAATGTGGGGAAATCAATAGAATTGTGGTGAAATAATTTATGAATCAAGCAAAGTTGGTGAAATGGCAATATTGCAAAAACCTTAATGATATAAATCAAGCCATTCTGCAAAATGACCAGGATTGGGAAGAATTAAAGAGTGCAGAACAAATTATTAGTATAACATTTGACACAAACCATATGTGTTATGTTGTGTTTTGGACTGCTTAGCATAGCAAATAGAATATTTTCTAGAGCACCAGTCGTAGAGTGCCTACGCAGAGAGCCAAATTTCCAAAATGTAAGGGAAGGAGGCTCTTTTATATTGGCAAGTCAGAGCCTTATATCGGCAGTAAACAGCTATGACAATTACATACAGCGAAAGGGAATTGATGAACAGGTCATTGATGCGTACATAGAAGCCTGTAGAGTGGCTATAAATGGCGAAAAGGATATAACTTATGGCTTACAGATAACAAACCGTTCTAAAGGCATTGTAGAGCGTTTCTGCATGGAAAGAACCGGAGGAACCATATGGGATTTAGAAAAGTATTCCTTCGCAAACAAGACACATTATTCTCTGACAGATAAATTGTACGATGTTCTTTTACTAGAAGCACAAAATAAAGTTGTGGACAGTGCATACCGCTATTTGGAAAAGAAAAGAGAACCTAGAGAGCGGTTCTATATGCCACGCAGAAAGCAATTCCTTAAAATCGGTCTCATGGATGCCATTCAAGGCATGATTGATGATATATATGACATCCTCTGCGTGTCACTTATCCCTGGTGCTGGAAAAACCACGGTCGAGAAAATGCTAAATGCGTTGGTAGCAGGATGGTTTCCGAGAGATTTCAACCTTTTTTACTCCCACAGTGGAGATATTACACGTATGTACTATGACGGTGTGTACGATATTTGTACAAATTCTGACGAGTACACTTGGAATGAAATTTTCCCAAATCTTTCTGTTACCAGTACTAACGCAAAAATGGAGCAGTTTAACATCGGCAAATATAAACCATTTCCATCCGTTCAGTGTACATCCGTAGGAAGTAAAAATGCTGGTAAGGTACGTGCATCAAAGTTTTTGTTCGTAGATGACATGATCGGTGGCATCGAAGAAGCTATGAATCCTATAATTTTGGATAAACTGTGGGACAAGTATGCGGTAGATGCAAGACAAAGAAAGACACAAGATACTGACGGAAAGAATTGCAAAGAGATCCATATTGCTACCAGGTGGAGCGTAAATGATGTAATCGGTCGGATCCAAAATATGTATGAAGGGAATCCAAGGGTAAAAGTAATTGCAGTTCCGGATATTGACCCAAAAACAGGATTAAGCAATTTTGACTACGAATTTTCCGGATTCACGGTTGCTTTTTTTGAAGATCAACAATTACTCATGGATGAAATCTCTTATAGGTGTCTTTACAAGCAGGAGCCTATTGAACGTGAGGGATTGTTATTCCCGGAAGAAAAAATCAGACGTTATCTTAATCTTCCACATGGAGAACCGGAAATTATTACCGGGCAATGCGATACCAAGGGAAAAGGAACCGACTTTTTTGTTCTTCCGGTATTGCAAAAGTACGGAGAAGATTATTACTGCGTGGATGCTGTTTGTGACAATACTGCGGATTATGAGATGCAGTATGAAAATGCTGCAAATGTACTTGTTAATAATAAAGTGCAAGAGTGCGAATTTGAGCGTAATGCCGGCGGTGACCGTGTGGCAATGGAAGTAAATAAGCGTGTAGAGAGTAAAGGATGGATATGCAACATCACAGACACACCGACAGAGACAAACAAAGAAGCAAGAATTTTTCAGTGCTCTAACTGGATTTTGCAACACGTAATATTCAAGGATCCATCATTGTATAAGCCTAACGAACCATACGGTGTAATGATGTCGTTACTGAAAAGGTATTCTGCTTCAGGAAAAAAACAGTTAGATGATGTACCTGATGTATTTTCAAACTTTGCATTGCGAATTACAAACGGAAACAGGGTAGCAAAAGTAGAAGCAATTCAAAACCCATTCTCTTTCGGACGGAGGTATTGATATGACAACAAAAGAATATTTAGGTCAGATAAGCCGCCTTAATCGGATGATAAATAATAAACTCACAGAAATCGCACAACTCAAAGATATGGCGGTAAGCATATCTGCTCCGCAAAGCGGTGAAAGGGTACAGACTACACCGAATTTTGACAAAATAGGAACAAAATATGCCAAAATTGATGAAATGGAACGGAAAATAGATGGCATGGTGGACGAACTTGTCGATAAAAAAGAGAAAATTATACAGCAGATAGACAGCATGGAAGATGAAAACACATACAATATTCTGTTCGCAAGGTACATCGAAAAGAAAACTTTTGAAGTGATCGCAACAGAAATGAAATATTCATGGAGACAGGTTGTCAGACTTCACGGAACTGCATTGAAACAGTTTGAAAAGAAATACGGAGAAGGGTATTTGAATGAACAATGTCATTGAATGTCATATATAAAAAATGGTAATGTTAAACTGACGAAAATATTTAAGATGCTTTCTAATCCTCCTAAAAGGCAAACAGCAGGGAATACCGTCTACGTTATGTGGGCGGTATTTTTGTGCGCAGAAAAGAGGTATTTATGATTTTTAACCAAAAAATTAGAGTGTACTGTCCGGGATGCGGAAGGTTGGTCGGTGAATGCAGTTCAAAATCACACATCGACAAGACATATAAGTGCCGGAATTGCAATAAAATGGTTGTTTACCATACGGAGACCGGAGAACGTGAGATCAAGAAACTTCCAAAAAGAGACCAAAGCAGCGGAATGACATTTATGTAGGTGAAAATATGAACACTATGAAATTTCAAGACCTTGTAAAGGGTTGTCACGGTAGAAAAATTGCATATACGGATGTGGAGCAGATAACCAAAGACAACATTGTAAAGGTTGTTGGTGATTGCATCGGTGTTTTTAATTACAATAAGTCGGTTATCAAGTACTTGTGGGAGTACTACAAAGGAGATCAACCGGTACTATACAGAACAAAGCTGTCAAATGAGGATATAACAAACAAAATCGTTGAGAATCATGCTTATGAGTGGGTACAGTTCAAGGTCGGTCAGACTTACGGAGAGCCTATTCAGTTTGTCAGCAGAAAAGATGATGAAGCTGTAAATAAGGCAGTAGATGAACTGAATGATTACTTAGCAGATGCAAATAAGCATGAGAAAGACATAAAAGCTGGTGAGTGGCAGTCGGCAACCGGAACATCATTCAAAGCTATTCAGATTGTGAATGGAGATGTGCCTATCCGTGTGGTTGCACCTAATCCTCTGAACACGTTTGTCATTTACAACCGCAGTTCCGAAGAACCGATTTTGGCGGTACAGGAATTAAAAGATGAAAACGGCGAGTGGTACAAACTATGCTACACGGAATCCTATGAATGTAAGATAAAAAACAGTGCGGTTGTTCCTGATACATGGAAACTTCACGGATTTGGTGGTATTCCGATTGTAGAATTTCCAAACAACCATGAGCGGTTGTCTGATATTGAACTTGTTATAGATCTGTTGGATGCAATCAATAATACGCAGTCAAACAGAATGGACGGCATAGAGCAGTTTATCCAGGCATGGTACAAATTTGTAAACTGTGAGATTGACGAAGAAGAGTTCAAAAAAATGAAGATGAACCATGCGTTGGTCGTAAAGTCCATTAACAAGGATAACAAGTCTGATGTTGATGTGATGTCACAGGAACTTGACCAAACGCAGACACAGGTTTCCAAGGATGATTTAACAGACAGCGCACTTTCAATTTTGGGAATACCGAACAAGCAAGGAAACACTGGCGGTGATACGCAGGGTGCGGTTGAGCTGAGAAACGGATGGGATTTTTCAAAATCAAGAGCAAGGCTTAAGGATCCGGTTGTTAAGACAGCAGAGAAGAGACTGGCCAAGGTTGCGCTGAATGTTATCCGCATTAAGAAAGAGGATCTGAAAATCACTCTTAGAGATTTTGATGTGCAGATCAATCACAGTCCACAAGATAATATGTATACCAAGTCGCAGACATTACTGCAACTTCTGCAGTGTGGTATTCATCCGCTTATTGCAATCAAAACAGTTGGACTTTGGGGAGATTGTGAAAAGACTTTCAACCTTTCCAAACCTTACCTTGATGCTCTGTGGAAAACTGCTGACATTATCAACATGGAAGAGCAGATGGCAAAAGCACAGGAAATTGTAAAACAAATGCAAAATAAGACAGTTGCCTAGAAATAGGTAGCTGTTTTTATTTTATAAAAATTCGCAAAGCCGTGAGCGTACAAATCGGCAATGTCACTCGGTGTCGTTGCACCGTAAAAAAACGTAGGACATAACGGAGGTAATTTATGAAGAGAGAAGATTTAGCGGCAATGGGATTAACTGATGAACAGATTGAAAAGGTTATTGCCGAAAACGGCAAAGATGTTCAGACAGCAAATGCCAAGGCAACCAAAAACAATGCTGAACTGGAACGGTTACAGGGCATTGAAAAAGAGTTTAATGCCATGAAAGACCAAAATCTTTCCGAACAGGAAAAGGCAGCGAAGCAGTTAGAGGAAGCAAATAATCGTATCGCAGAGTTGGAAAAAGCACAGACTTTAGCAACTCAGCGTACAAGTGCGGCTGACAAATTCAAAATCACATCAGAACAGGCGGCACAGGTTGTAAAGGATGACGGCAGTTTTGATTTTGATGTTCTCGGAAAAATTATCTCTGATAAAGAGACTGCTGCGGCACAAGCCAAGGAGCAGGAGATTGCAAACGGATCTACTAATCCTGGAGGTGGAATTGCTGGCGGTGGAAAAGATGACAAAAAAACAGAAGCCGAAAAAGCGGCTGAAAAGATTGGCAAGACTTTAGCTGGAACAAACAAAGAAGCCGAAGCTGTAGTTAGCCAGTACTTATAAGGAGGTACACAAAATGAAATTCTCTGAAACAAGTGTAACTACCCAGTTAGAAATTCTTAAGAGAAAGCTGGGCGGTGAATTATTTGTTCCTATTAAACTGGATGCAAGTGCTTTCACTAATGGTGTGTGCAAGGCTGGTAATCCTATTAGTGCGACAGGAAAGAAAGTAAATGGCGGAAGCACCGATGATGCAGCAGTAGGTATTTTGCTTAACGATGTTTACGATAGCAACCCCAACGGAACTATCATTAAGGCTTTTGCCTGTGTAAATGAAGCAAATGCTAACGCAAATGCAGGTATTACCATTGCCGATGGTGTAAAGACAGGATTATCACTGATTGTATTTGAATAACTGAAACCGACTACAGACAGATGTAGCCGCTGACCGCTGAAAGATAGCGGTAGAAAGTGAGGAAATAATGAACATTAGAGATGCCTACAATGCGAAAGCAATCGCACTTGTGCATACAGAAGTTGCAAGTAATAAAATTGCATATCTTGGTTCCGGCTTATTCCCCGCCAAGAAGAAAATGGGACTGGATTTGAAGTGGATTAAGACTTCTAATGGACTTCCTGTTACCCTGAAAGCATCTAATTTTGATGCAGTTTCCACTATCAGAAGCCGTGAAGGATTCAAGATGCAAGAGACAGAAATGGCATTCTTCCGTGAATCTATGATTATCAAAGAACAGGACGAACAGGAAATCATGCGTATTAAGGACAGCACAGACCCTTACGCAGCAGAAGTATTAAGCAGAATTTTTGATGATGCAAATACTCTTGTGGAAGGTGCTGATGTAGTTCCTGAACGTATGATTATGCAGCTGTTAGCACCTACAGAGGATGGTTCTCCTAAGATTTCCATTCAGGCTGATGGTGTTACTTATGCTTACAACTACGACCCTAACGGCACTTACAAGCAGAACAACTATGCGGCATTGTCCGAGACCACAGACAAGTGGAACGATACTGAAAACTCCGATCCACTGGACGATGTAAATGTTGCTCTTGATTCTGTGGAAGCTGTTACAGGCGAGAGACCTACCATTATGATTGTCTCTCGTAAGACCATGGACTATCTTAAGCAGAACGCAAAGATCAAGTCCGCAATCTTAGCACAGAATGTTACAGCTAACGTTCTGATGACTGATGCAAGAGTTAAGGAAATTTTCTCTAACGAACTTGGTATCAATATCATTGTTTACTCTAAGCAGTATAAGAACGAATCTGGTGTAGCAACCAAGTTTTATCCTGATGGATATGCGACATTGATTCCTTCCGGTTCACTTGGAAATACTTGGTACGGAACTACTCCTGAAGAGCGCACTTTGATGGGCAAGCCTACCGCAGATGTTTCTATTGTGAACACTGGTGTTGCTGTTGCGGTTTCTGTTTCTGAAGACCCTGTACAGACTAAGACAACCGTGTCTGAAATCGTACTTCCTTCCTACGAGAGAATGGATAGCACCTATGTAATTAAGTGCTACTAATCGGAGGTATGCTGATGAAATTTGATTACAAAGTCAAATACAAAGGCAAATGGTATCTTCCGGGAGAAGAAATCCCGGAGGAAACCGTCACCGAAGTAAAAGAAGAAATCCCGGAGGAAACCGCATATACTAAGACGGAAATCAACCGTATGTCTACGGCAGACTTGCAGAAGTTAGCCGCAGAACACGGTGTCTCAGGTGCGGATGAAACTACTGGCGGTGAGTTGAAAAAGATTCTGATTGAAAAGTTTGAACTTTAAGAGGTAACACATGGCAGAATATACGACTTTGGAGCAAGTAAAAATCCGTCTGAAACAATTTCATATTGATTCTAAAAGTGATTCTGAAAGCTCCGAGGTCGTGTTTGACCATTTGGAAGAAAATCCTCTTTTGGAACAACTTATCAGTCAAGCAGAAGCCGACATCAGAGCAAAGAGAATGTACCCGGAAAGCTACACGGAAGAGAAGATTGCTGCGGATATGAAAAAATTTCAGTCCGTGGTGGTTAATCTTGTCGTGTATGACAGATCGCAAGCCGGTGAAAACTTCATGGCAAGCTATTCAGAGAATGGAGTGTCGAGAACATGGAGAGACCGTGAGGATCTGTTTGTGGGTGTTTTTCCATTTGCAAAAGTTTTATAACCCCATCGAAATCAAGGGGTTTAGAAGATTGTGCGTGACCATGTTACTGATTCCAGTAATAAGGTTGCAGGCGGCACACTTTAAGGGTGGTGGGCGGTGTGCCAACAATAAGTAACAGGAGATATGAAATGAAAGATTTTTTATTACAGACATACACTATTGTATTGCCTATTTTATTAGGATATATTGTCTGGCTCCTTAAACAACAAAAGAAGGACAGAGATGCAAACAGCAAGGGAACAATGCTTCTTTTGCGTGTGCAACTTATTGAGTATCACGATAAGTACATGAAGTTGGGAGAAATTCCAAGCTATGCGTATGAGAATTTTGTAGAGATGTACAATGCGTATCATGCGCTTGGTGGAAATGGAATGGCTACCAAAATGTACGAGGAAATCAAAGAAATAAGATTAAAGAATGGAGGTAAGGAATAATGGATTTTTCACAAGTAGGAACTTGCGTTGCAATCGTGGTTATCTGCTATCTTGCCGGTATTGGAGCGAAGCTTATTCCGGTTATTAAAGATAATTACATTCCGGTTGTTGTCGGCATTGTCGGTGGCATTCTCGGAGTAGTAGGAATGTATGTGATTCCCGACTTTCCAGCAAATGATGTTCTGAATGCTATTGCGGTCGGTATTGTTTCCGGGCTGGCAAGCACCGGGGTAAATCAGATTTACAAACAGGTAAAGAAAGATGCTTGAAGCAAATAAGCAAAAAATGAAGTATTCCAAACAGGGTGAGAAAGTCACAATCTACGACCGTGACGAAAATGGAAACATCAAGTACATTGAGGTTGACGGTGAAAAGATTCCAGTAGTTTTGAGAGAAGCTATCGGATTTTCTGACCCTGTTCTTTTTTCTGCAAATATCAGCAACAAACTTTCGGAAGTACTGGTAAAGGAATTTGGCATTGATGATTCCAGTTCCTATTGTCAGATTGTAACAGATAAGGGATATTTGCCGATTAAGGCAGGAGACATTGTTTGGAAGAAATCTGATGTGGGTCGAGACAGTGATGGACTGGTTGACGATAAGACAGCGGACTACGTTGTAAAAGGTGTAGCTGATGAAGGACTTACCGTTGATTTGTTTTTGCTTCAAAAGACGGTAAAGTGATATGGGAAAGACGATTGAACTAAATCTATTCAGTGACAAGTCCATACAGAAAGCTATTAATGCTCTTAGAGACTACGAAAACAGCTTGACCTATAAATGTAGGTTACTAGCTGAAAAGTTGGCAGAAAAAGGCGTAGAAGTGGCTAGGATACAGGTCACAAGTTTAGATGCTATCTTCACTGGTGATTTAATGCGAAGCATTCATGCAGAGCATATAGGGAACATAAAAGGCGGTGGAATCTGGGCGGTCGTTGCTGATGATGAATCCGCTGTTTTTGTGGAATTTGGTACACTTGGTAGCATTGGTGGCAAAAAAGAATATCCGTATCCGTTGCCGGACGGTGTTCAGTGGAAATACGGAAGTGGTTCAAACATTATTCAGTTGTCAAACGGTCAATATGGCTGGTTCTACAAAGGCGATGACGGAAAAGTGTACTGGTGCGAAGGTATGGACAGCAGACCATTCATGTACTTGACAGGTATTGAACTTGAAAAAGATGTAGTGAAAGTGGCAATGGAGGTGTTCGGTAATGGCGGTTAATGAATATCAATGGGTATCAGATTTCAAAGTCAAGATTGCATCTTACTTGAAAATGAAAATACCGCAGAGCCATCCTAAAGCTTATGTGACGGACAAAAGCAAGGATTTGTCAGACCCTACATTCCCTACGGTGTACTTTCATGCTATGCCGTTCGCAGAGACAGGACAAGACCTTGAAGCACGTTCTGTTAATGGAATCACAGCATCATACCAGGTGGATGTGATAACAAACAAGAGTCAGGAAGAAGCTGAAGCTATCATGGCTACGGTTGCTGGACTTTTTAAGCGTTTGCGATTTCAGATAACTTCCATGCCTGAGTTTAGCAATACTTCACAGAACACATACAGAAGCACAGCACGGTTCAGAAGAAACGTAGATGCTGATGATATATTGTAACTATTGACAGAGCCTACTGGCTCTATTTTTTTATGAAAATTTGGAGGTAAATATGGCTACTGGTTTAAAATCAAGAATTGCCTATAAAGAGCCTAGTTCTAGTGCTGCTACTGGTGAGTACTGGGCAGGAACTTACAAACTGCTCATGAGAGCAAAAAGTATTCCTTCTCCGTTCGGAAGTCAGAACATGGTGGATACTTCTACACTGGAAGATTTGGTCGAAACACAGGAAATGGGTCGTAGAGCAGCTAACAGTATGGAAGTGCAAGGAGCATTTGAAAAAAAGTACAAGGATGAAATGGTGACAAACGAGGGAAAGAAACTCGATTTTATCATCCTGTATGGAACTGACGGAAAAGGTTCAGAGGGTATTTGCGCATTTATTGGTCAGGAAAGTTTTGCACCGGACGAAGCAACAGACGATCATCTGACCGGAACTGCTACGATTGCACAGGCTACTGTACCGAAGTGGATTGAAGATAATTACGCTGTTGCAGTAACAGAGGATGAAAACGGTTATCCCACAGCAATTACACTGACAAAAAAATAGAAAGTCAGTCAGAAACAAATAACACTGCCGTGGCTGACTTTGATGAAACGGTAGATGAACCATTGATTTAGCAAAAAAGAGCCGTCTTCGGGCGGCTCCTTTCCAACAAAAGGTTGGGGAAAGGATAAATTATGTTGACTGTAAAATTTGGAGAAAAGGAACTTAACATTAAATTCGGTTACGAAGCAATTGTAAAGAACAACATCATTAAGAAACTGGCAAACCTCGAAAAACAAGAAGATGGAATCGAATCCGTAAATAACATTCTCATGTTACTGCCGGAACTGATTCTTGTCGGTTTGCAGAAATTCCATTCTGATGAATATGGTTTCGATCCTTACAACAAAGAGCAGAAAGAATCGAAGTTAAGCGAGGTTTACTCCATGCTTGATGATTATTTTGATTCTGATGAATCTGATATTCAGAAGTTGTTTGCTGATGTGCAAGGAGAGTTGCTTGAAAATGGTTTTTTAGCGAAGCTCCTGAAACAGGAGCAGGAGAAGAACCCCAAGAAAGCGGAGAAGAAGTCAGAGAACTAACATGGGAAATATACTGTAAAGAAGTACGACCTATGTGGCTTTTATACACAAAAGGGTACGGATTTGCAGTGAAAGATATAGATTCTTCCTGCCCTGCGGATTTAGAACCTTATGCAGAAGCATACAAGTTAGAAATGAAGCAGAGAGACACAGAGATGTGGTCTTGGTTTGGAAATTATGGTATATCTGCATTTGGTGTAGCAATAGACAATTGCTTTAGTAAAAATGCAAAGTCAGAGTATATCAAAAATCCGATCATGAAAGAAAGAAAAAAAGAACCGGCTTATAAGGAATCTAATGAAGAAATTGCAATATGGGAAATGAAACAAAGAATTAAAGCATTAAGAGAACAAGGATTACCGGAAAGTCCGGATTAAGGAGAAACAAACATGAGTTTAATCGGAATTGATGTGTCCTCATATCAGGGGACGATTAACTGGTGGGCGGTAAAACAGAACGGTATTGATTTTGCTATTTTGAAAATCATCCGCAAGGATTTGAACCCGGACAAGAAGTTTGAAGAGAACTGGAAAGGTTGCCAAGAGAACAATGTCCATGTGCACGGAGTATATGAATACGGATATATTACAACGGTTGCAAAATCACGATCTGATGCAAGAAGAGTGCTTACTATTCTTAATGGCAGAAAAGTGACAGTATATCTTGATGTTGAAGATGCCGTTATGAAAGGTCTTGGCAAAAATATTATTTCCATTATCAATGCTTACGGCAAGGTTATTACTGATGCAGGATTGCAGTTCGGTGTGTACACTGGGGAAAGTTTTTACAAGACATACATTAAGCCTTATGGCGGTGTGAGTTATCCCATGTGGATCGCACGGTACGGCAAGAATAACGGCAAGTGTAATGTGAAGTATCAACCGCAAGTACCGAACATGGTAGGCTGGCAGTATACTTCTAAAGGTCGTGTAGGCGGCATTGTAGGCAATGTAGACATGAATGTATGGTACAAGGAGTTAGATGCCGTATATGAGGATTCTACAAGCTATAGAAACCCTTATACAGAGCCGGAAAGACTTCTTTATTACAAGCGTCTGGCAATGATGAAGGGAAATGATGTCAAGTGGGTGCAGTACGAACTTGTAAGGAAAGGCTTTATGCCGTCTGTAAATGCGAAAGGTAAGACGAACATTGACGGATATTTTGGAAAAACCACTTCTGATGCAGTAAAAGCATTCCAAAAGAGTGTTGGAATCACTGTAGATGGAAAAGTCGGTGCGGTTACAAGGGCATATCTCAAAAAGTAATTTTAGGAGCGGTAGGTGTCACAGCTTACCGCTCTTTTTCTTGGAAGTGGCAGACACTTCCTTTTTTTATTGCGGTAAAGGCGGTGCGGTATGGCAGATATTGATATTGATGATCTTCAAATAAAAATAAGTGCGGATGCGAACAAAGCCAGTAGTGCACTGAACAAACTTGCATCGAGCCTTACGAATTTTCAGAGAAGCTTGTCTATTGATACATCCAAACTGACAAGCATTTCTAATAGCATACAGAGTATCGCAAATGCCGCCAGTTCCATGAATACGAGCGGTATTAAGAATATCTCCACATTGACAAATTCCATTAACAGAATGGGGAAAATAGATACAAGCGGATTAAGCAGGATTTCTTCTGCGCTGAAGACTTTTTCTGCTGACATGGCAGGAACAAAAGTAGATGGAGTAGGGGATATTGCAAGTATTGCATCTTCTATCTCAAAACTTGGCGGTGTGGCATCCGGTAGAGCAATTACGAACATTCCTTTACTGGCAAAGAATTTGAAACAGTTATTCACCACTTTGTCTACCGCACCGAACGTAAGTGAGAACATTATCCGCATGACAAATGCACTGGCAGGACTGGCATCTACTGGTGCGGCATCCGGCAGAGCCGCAAACTCTTTAGGACGGAATCTGAACACCTATACGGCAAGCGCAAAAAGAGCCACGAAGAGCACATTCAGTCTTGCAGCGGCTTTCGGCAGATTCTACGCAACCTATTTCCTTGTGATTCGTGGAATTAAAAGTCTGTGGAAGTCCATAGAGGGAACCACGGACTATATCGAAGCATTCAACTACTACACGGTAGCATTCAATAAAGTCGGCAAGGAATGGGGCAAGGATTTTGAAAAATTCGGTTACGACAACGCAGAGGATTATGCGCAGAGTTTTGGAAACCGTGTAAATGAACTGCTTGGTAAAATGTCCGGTCTGAAAGTAGATGTAGACGGTGGATTGATTTCTGAAAGCGGAATGAAGAACCTGGGACTGAATTTACAGGAGATAACGCAGTACGCTTCACAACTTGCATCCATTACCAACTCTTTAGGGCAGACCGGAGAAGTCACTACGGCAATTTCAAAGTCCATGACAATGCTTGCCGGTGATATGTCATCTCTTTTTAACGTGGATTTCAGTACAGTTGCGACTAATTTACAGTCCGGTTTGATTGGTCAGTCAAGAGCACTGTATAAGTATGGTATTGATATTACGAATGCCACATTACAGACCTATGCTTACAAATACGGCATTGAAAAGGCTGTATCTGAAATGTCACAGGCAGAGAAACAGCAGTTGCGTTTTCTGGCAATATTAGACCAGTCAAGGGTATCTTGGGGAGATTTGGCAAATACAATCAATACTCCCAACAACATGATCCGTCAGTTTACCAACAACGTAAAAGAAGCCGGTATGGTACTGGGGCAGTTGTTTATTCCGGTATTGCAGAAAGTGCTTCCTGTTATTAACGGTGTAGTAATTGCAATTAAGAGACTCCTTGTCAGTTTGGCAAATTTACTGGGAATCAGAATTGACTTTTCGTCATTCAATCAAAATGTATCCGGATACAATGAGGATTTGGAAGATACGGCAGACGCACTGGATAAAGTGGGAACAAGCGCAAAAAATGCTCAAAGCGGAATCAGAGCATTTGATAAATTGAAAGTTATTTCCATACCAAAATCCAGTGGTTCCGGAAGTGGCGCTGGTGGAGCAGGAATTGACCTTACAAAAGAAATCATGGATGCTACTTCAGAGTACGAAAAAGTATGGCAGGAAGCATTCGACAAGATGCAGAACACAGCTATGGAATGGGCTGATAAGATAGAAAAACTTCTTGAACCTGTGAAAAAGCTGTTCAAAGATTTGTTTAATGGTGATTTCTTTGAAGCAGGACAAGATTTGTCCGGCATTGTAACAGGGATATTTAATTGGATGTCCGATGCTATTGCATCTGTAGACTGGTATCAGATAGGGCAAAACATAGGACAGTTCCTTGCCGGTATTGACTGGACTGCAATCTTTACATCTGCCGGAAACTTTATAGGACAAGCAATTACAGCGGCAATCGACCTGTGGAAAGGAAGTTTCGATGCAGCACCGATCGAAACTACGATTCTGACAGCAATAGGCCTTTTGAAATTCACTGGTTTGGGAGATATATTATGGAAAGCAATCAAAGATTCTATTGTCTTGTCAATGGGCGGTAAGGCAGGAGCAGGAATCGGAGAAACAATTCTCGGAAGTCTATTAGGAACTGGAGCGGCAACAGGAGCAGAGGGAGCCGCAGCGGCAGGAGCAACCGGATTGTTTGGTGGTATTAGTGCAGGAGCAGTAGCGGCAACAGCGGCTATCACAGCGGTTGTAGCAGGACTTGCGCTTGTATATGCGACAAACGAGGATGTTAGAAAGAGTTTCAAGGAATCAATTTCAGCCATTGCGGATAACCTCACTCCTGCAATGGAGTTTTTGACAACAACAGTTATACCGGATTTACAGAATGCATGGACAGGGCTTGTAGATGTACTTACTCCGATAGGAGAATTTTTAACAACTTCATTCACAAGTATATGGCAAGATATGCTAAATCCTGCATTACAATATATCGGTGAAAATGTTCTTCCTAAATTACAGACAGCTTTTGAAAATCTGTGGAATGGAGTACTTGTTCCACTTGGAACATTCCTTGGAAATGTTTTGAAGCCTGTGATTCAGATTGTTGCTGATATACTTACGGTACTTTGGAAAAACGTAGTAGTGCCTTTAGCAGATGCATTAGGAAGTGTTCTGGGAGCGGCTTTTGATGCGATAGTTGATACTATGAATTTTGTTGTAGAACAAGCAAAGCCAGTAATAGAAGTATTTAATTTCTTATGGGATAATGTATTATCTCCTATAGTCACTCATTTATGGGAAGATTTAAAGCCTGCTTTTGAAACTGTATTCAATGCAATAGGAGATATTATCAAAAATCTTGGAACAAAATTAAAAGGATTAATAAATTTTGTTTCAGGTGTGTTCACTGGAGACTGGAGAAAAGCTTGGGACGGAATAAAAGATATTTTCAAAGGAACATTTAACAACCTTGTATCCATAGCAGAGGGATGCGTAAATCTGATTATTGATGGAATAAACGCTTTTATTGATGGTTTTGGTCTGATTAGTGGCATATCTGAAGCTATAGGAATAAGTTTCAAGCCAGTGCAAATACCTAAAATAAGTATTCCTCGATTTGATACCGGTGGTTACGTTCCGAGCCGATACACAATGTTTATGGCAGGAGAGAACGGTGTTCCGGAGATTGCCGGGACAGTAGGCGGCAAGACAGCGGTTGCCGGTGGAGTTGAAATCACTGGAATCAAAGATGCCATCAATTCCACGGCACAACAGGAAATTGCACTTCTGAAACAAAATAATCAGTTACTGCAAGGAATCCTTGAAAAAGAGTTTGGAATAACAACCGATCAAATTGGAATTGCAGCAAGACAATACGGTCAAGAGCAATTTAACCAAAAACACAAGAACGTATATGTATTTTAACACAGACAGCACTCTGAATGGGTGCTGTCTATTTTTATGCAATAAGGCGGTGAGTGTATGTCAGCATATCAAGGATGGCTTTTAAAAATTGGAGATTACGTTATTGACCAGTCAAGATTTATAGCCGCTGAAAGTTATCAGCCGGCTGTAAATATGCAGGATGTAGACCCGTGGACTGATGCAAATGGATACGTACATAGAAATGCTGTGGAGCTAAAAGCATTAAGTGTTGATTTTTCCACGCCTGCGATGCTGACGGATGACGATTTGCAAGAGTTACTGTCCGGGATACGAAGCAACTTTATTGATGCAACGGAACAAGGATGTAATATCACGGCATACATTCCATTTTTAGGTCAATATGTCACACAATATGGATATATGGCTGATATAAAACCTACAATCTACGGAACTTATGACGGAGAGATTAAATACAATCAGATAGAATTTTCATTTGTCGGAGGTGTAGCGAATGAGTAACTATACCTATGCGGATTTGTTTGATAAAAGTGCATCCAAAAAGGAAATCACGATTGAAACAGAGGACAAGTCTGTAAAAATCACCAACAGCGAAATACATTTTGAACAGTTTGAATTAAAAGAAATCCTATGTGATGATGATTACCTTACATTTGGACAGTGCAATGCATCACAGTTAAAATTCAAAATTTCCAACGTGTTCACAAGCATTATTGGGAAACAGATAAATGTTTCTGCTGTGATTAATGGACATACTGACACACCATTTATTTTCGGCAAATACCGTGTCGTTTCAGATAAACCAACAGATGATAAGCGTTACAGAAATGTGACGGCATATGACGTTATATACGATATTGGAGAATCAGAAGTATCTTCCTGGTATAACGGGTTGAAATTTCCTCTGACCTTAAAGCAGTTCAGAGACAGTTTTTTTTCATATTTTGGTGTTGAGCAAGTAGCAATCACATTACCTAATGACAGCATGGAAGTGGCAGAAACAATCAAACCAAGTGAGTTGTCTGGCCAGACGGTCATGGAAGCAATCTGCTCAATAAATGGATGCTTTGGCCACATTAACCATGATGGAAAATTTGAATATGTTTTCCTTAAAGAAATAATATCTGGTTTATATCCACAGAAAGGATTATATCCACAGAAAGGATTATACCCTAGAAAAGGTTCTGAAAAAGAAAAGGTTACTGGTGGAAAATACAAATCAGTTAAATATGAAGATTTTGTTTGCCAAAAAGTTACAAAAGTTCAGATAAGACAATCAGAAAATGATATTGGTGCAGTTTACCCAGATACAGAGATTACCGAGAACGACAACAGTTATATTTTGCAAGATAATTTCCTTGTTTATGGAATGGGTGCAGATGCCCTAGAAACGGTTGCAAGAAATCTGTATGAGGTTATTAAAGTTGTAAAATATAGACCTTATAACTGTGAAAAAATAGGAAATCCTTGTTTGAGCCTTGGAGAAGCAGTCAATGTATATACGGCTAAAGAAATCATAGAAAGCTATGTGTTGAGCAGAACATACAAAGGAATCCAACAACCGACAGACACCATATCAGCAAGCGGAAAATCTCCAAAGTACAGTGAACAGGTAAATGGAATTAACAAAAGTATAATTCAACTCCGTGGAAAAACAAATGAGTTAGAACGTACTGTTGAGGAAACACGATCTGAGATCAAGGATGTTGAAAGTGGACTGGATACAAAAATTACACAGACAGCAGGGAAGATTGAACTTGAAGCAAAAAGGGCAATAGATGCAGAAGTAGAATTGGCGGCGGCAATCTCAGTTCAAGCAGACCAAATCAAGTTGAAAGTTTCAAAAGGTGATGTCAGTTCGCAGTTGAGCATTGAGAGCGGACAGGTAAGTATTTCTGGAAACCGTTTTGTATTGGAAGCAGATAACTGTAGCATATCAGCAGATGGAACTATAACAGCTAAAAACGCAGTAATGACTGGTAGTTTTAAGTCTATAGGGGAAGACGGAAGTTACACAGAAGTATCATCAGGTGAAATTAAATTTTATAACGAACTATTGCAAAGCACAGGATCTATAAAAGGATTGGGACAATATCTTACTATTGATGCTTCAATGGTAAGTGTAAGCGGAATTTTAGTGGTAGGAAATGGAGCAACATATGATTCACAATATGTAAAAAACATATCAACAACTTCTCAAATATTAGGCAGTAAGACAGTACTGACAAGTGCCACATTAAGTGTCACAAAAAATTATATAAATGAAACCGTATCAGATGTATCTTTGGTAACACAAACAGCCAATGTTGCTGATTATCCTGGACATAATGTTAATTTTATTACAGGAGTTTCATCACTTGGAGGTTTGCTCACTGCAACATCTGGAATTGTCACACTTATGACGTAGGAGATTTATTATGGTAAAAAAAATATTTATTCTTCAAACGATTATTGGAAAAACAATGAAAGAAGTAATGGAAGAAAGGCAAGAAATTCAGCAATATATAGCTTTTACCATTGGAATTTCCACGTTTACGGAAATCAATGCCACATTTTTTAGCACGGAAGATGGAGATGGTTTTGAAGAGTTTATGAAGCAACTTATTGACATGTCGGATACAGTGGTTGCACAGAGCGGATATGAGGTATCTGAACTGTGCAAAAATCTGTATGCATATGCAGAAGAGCAAGGAAAAGAAATCTATGTAAGGGAGAATTGATATGGCAGCAAACTTTGAGATTAAGAAATTAAAAAGCAACCTTGTGACAGTATTAAATCAAACACCGTTGCCTATCGAGGTGAAAAGGCTTGTACTGTATGAAGTGTATTCGGAGACTAAACAGTTATCAGATATGCAGATTATGAAAGAGGAAAGCGAGGTATCTGCAGATGGCGTTGAATAAGGTTTATACCAGAATTAACTGGGAAGATTACCCCAGTGAAAACACAGACATTGATGAAATAAATCTTAATAAAATGGATTCTGCCATTGATGCGTTGGACAACCGTATCATATCACAGGATGCTTTAAAAGTAGACAAGTCTGCAATAAACGGAAACATTGCAGACTGGACTATGGATGAAACAACCGGTGTTATTACTATTACAAAATACAACGGTGAAAAGATTATTTTTGACCTTAATATTGAAAAAATACCTGTTGGCTTTTCCATGTCTGATGACGGAATCATTACCATGACTACAGAAGATGGAACACAGTTTACAGCTGATATTGGTTCTATGATTCCGGTATTAACATTTGAAGATTCTGCAACCATAGCTGTATCCGTGACTGGTACTGGAAAGAATAAGACTTATTCTTTTTCGATAAAAACAGGATCAGTAACAGATGATATGCTTCAGCCTAATTATTTAGCAGATATTAGAGTAGAATCCGCAAATGCATCTGCTTATGCGCAATCCGCAAATGCAAAATCTGTATTGGCTGAATCTTATGCCGTAGGTGGAACCGGAACAAGAGAAGGAGAAGATACCGATAATGCAAAGTATTATATGGAACAAGCAAAACAGCAAACAGGAGGAATACCTACAAAAGTCAGCGAATTAGAAAATGATGTTGGATACATTACAAAATCAGTTTCTAATTTGACAAATTACTATGACAAAACCGATGTTGATAAAAAAATAGATGAAATTCCAAAAACAGATTTGACAAACTATTTGACCAAAACTGGTGATGGTAGTAATTTGACTGCGGCGTTTGAAGAAGCAACAACTTTAGATGAATTAACGACAGGAGAAAAGTTATCATCTATTTTGGGAAAAATTAAACTGGCTGTAAAAAACATTAAATCACTTATAAGCCTTATCGGAACTACCGATATTTCGACTATTGGTGACGGTACTATCACTGGGGGATTAAATGATGTAAATGGAAAGTTAAGCACCGCAACTGAAGCAATAGTTCATGATAATATCACTGGCATATTTACATATACCAAAATCGGACATATGTGCATTGGATGTGGTACATTAACCACCACAAATGATATAGATGCATACTCCGCTATAGTTGCCGAGTTGCCAAAAACATATACGGGTGATCCTTATCCTGGTGCCTTTGTTGCAGAAGATAATACTTATAATGATTTTTATATCAATGGTTCAGCAATCGTAAACCGTAAGCCAGTATCAAAAGGGCATATATTGAGGCTATCATGTGTCTATATGTGTAAATAATTAGGTTGGTCTGGATTAGTGGTAAAATGTTAAGTCATTATATCCCATATTTAATCAATAAAATATGCAAGTTCCCCGTGAATTTTATATTCACTATTATTACCAAGATCTCCGCTTCTATTTGTGTCAGGAACATAGTACATAACATATCTATGTCCGTCTGGTTCTAGCATTACAAAACCTAAATGATAGGATGCACCTACTAATAATACAGTATTTCTTTCGTTTATCACATTTGGTTGTGGAAGACATTTTTCAGGTATATTAGCTTTTTTCCAGTCTAAACATATACATCCTGTAAATGAGATTATTATATGTTTGCCACATCTTTTTAAAATGCAGTTTTCTGCAAGAGTCACCACTTCAATTGTATCTAACTTGCCATTTACAGAAGCAGTCATAAAAAATATTTGCGAAATAACAACAAAAAAGAGCATGGTGTAAAAGCCATGCTCTTAATCTATTTATCTGATTCCCCAGTCACCGTCATTGTTGACGAAACCAACCACATATCCTATCATGTCATCAATTATGTGTTCCGGAAGTATACTGTTCGGAGACATGAGCGAAACATATCTCCATTTTCTAACGCCATATTCTATTATATGGGTTTTTACGGCAATTTGTATCCCACCATTACTTGTTACAATACATCGTTCACCGTCTTGTGGTTCCCGATCCGCTGCAAGGAGAACAATTTCCCCAGGCAGATAAAACGGCATATAGTAGTCACAGGGAATTTTCAAACCGATATAAGTCTTGGATTTTATATCTTCCGGTAATTTGTCTATGCAAATAGGTTCTACAGCGTTTGTGGTGGCTATAATTCCATTCACAAGTTGCGGTTTAAGGACAGAAATATACTTGTGTGATTTTTCAAGACTGGAATAGATTTTATCTTGGTGACGGATGGAGTAGCGGATAAGGTACAGAGAGTGTTCCGGCAGACTGCGGCATATCTTGACAGATTCCAACATCTTATCTTCCATAGTACCACAGCCTACCAACTCATCTACGCTGATTCCAAAGGCTCTAGCAAGCGCAACAGCGGTCGATAGCTTTGTGTCGTTAGAATTACCGTATAGTAGTGAATTAAGCGTAGAATAAGGCAAATTAGCTTCATCTGCAAGCTTGTAAACCGTCATGTCCGGTTCATTGAGAAATTCATGGAGATTCCCACGAAAACTTAACATATAATTAGTACGGTTGACTGATAGATGTGTCGAAATTTTTTTGATTCGGTCTTTTTTCATCATGTTTTTTGTCCCCCTTTCACATGATACACTTGTAACATCCCTTGAAACAAGGGACTTCAAGTTCTGGCGAGGGCGGTGTTTATTGGCGTTTTCACCGTCCTCTTTTTGTTGATATTTTACAACAATAAAAAACGTGCGTCAAATATATTGATTGTTAAGAACGTATGTTCTATAATGTAATGTATCGCTACTTTAGATTCTGCGGAGAATTAAGGGGAGAGGGGTGTGGTTACGATGAATGAAAGCAATGAATTTTACAGAGAGAAAATTGCAAGGATACTATCTGGAATAGAAGACAATGACATATTGAAATATGTCTATGTCATTGTCTCTGATATAGAGGGGGAAAAATGAAAAATCGAAAAAAAATAAATTGGGCGTTAATAATTTTGATTTACTTTTTAGGATTATTAACAAATTATTTCTTAAGATAGACCTAATATTTTCTTTAAATATTCTGTAAATATTGGAGAGCATAATCCCATAAAGTACACTAAAACGTAAACAAGTTTTGGACCTATATAATCAATAATTTTTTTTAAAGGACTTATGTAATTATGCTCTTTACTTTTTACTATATGTATGCTGTCT